ATGGATCTGGCACGAACGACTTGCGCCCTGCGTATTCCATCAATCCTTGATAAACGAGTTCCTGCATGAGCGGACTGTCGCCGCAGTAAAGCCCGCCAGCGGCACGCTTGAGCGTGTGGTCCATGATGTCAATGTGCTCTTGGGTGAGGCGCATAAGAATTAAATTCCGAGTACACCTAGACCAGAAGTGGGAAAGGGAAGAAGGGAAAGGCGGGGAAGGGAAAGCAAAGAGCAGGATCCGGAACCTCTGTTCCTTGGTGAAAGCGAGAGCTTTCCCTGTGGTTTCCCACAGGTCGGGTCTGTCCTGTTCCTTGGAGCCAAGCGCACAGCTTTTCTCCCTCCGCGCATCACCCTTCGTGGCTCTCCGGTAGCTTGGAGCCTGTTTACGGGGCGCGGTCTGCTACTCCATCGGAGTTCTTTGAAAGCAAGCAGCGAGTCAGTTCGTATCTCCGACTGGCTTGATCGAGCCAATCCCCCGAAAGCGAATCGGGGCAACTTATTGTCTTTGTCCAGACGAGGCGCAATCACCGCTCCGTCAATGTCCGTGATGTGCTGCACGGAAACAGCTACCGCCGCAGCGCGATTAACCGCATTGGCCGTTGGATAACTTTCATCACTGCCTGCTTTCAAAGAACATCCGGTTGTCCGAGTCGTCGCTCTCGCTGGACGTTGCTCGCGGATGACAGAGCCGATTCCGGCTTGAGCTTCGGCCAACACGCCAAAAAGAGGCAGGCTTCGCTCTGGTATAGGAACTGCACGAGCGCACAGACCCTTGCGGGTTTTCCAAAGCGAAGCCTTAAAGCAAGCTTCTGGTTGCGGACACTCGTGCCGGGTTCCTACACCGGCCAGAACGCCGTCAACCTGACGCGAACCGCGCCCGCTGTCAAATCGTTTGTGGCTCATTTTTCAGGAAATCTCCCGCCGCCCTGGGAAGCTCCGGTTGTGGGGAGCGAGGATATTTCGCCTCCTTGTGGGTCGGGCGGCGGAAGGGGATCGGGGTTGGTTCGAGCCAGAGCCGCCCGGAGCGCGGCCAGCAGCCACAGGACGCACCACGCGGCGGACATTACCGCCCAATACGACGCTCGGAGGTTGTCGTTCAGGGCGTAGGCGGCGGCACAGATCAGCGCACAGGCAACGAACAGCGCGCACGAGGTTTTGGCGAAGCTTTGGGTCATGGTTTTGTGATTCTGGCCAGATGATACACCCACACCCAAGGATTCCTGGCCCACGATCCCTTGCCGTTGATGGACTCCCACAACGCGCCGTAAGTGTGCGCTGGCGCATCGTCGGCGTGAAGATACTTTTGCCAGTGAGCAATTTGCTCAGTGGAGATTCCTTCAGCCAATACATCGCTTGCCCGCCTGCCGTCTTTGCCGATGTCCTGAACCCTCTCGACGCGCACGTTCATCACGCGCAGCCATATTCGAGCGGCGGCGCGGGGCATGAAGATTGAGGGTTTCCATCTGGCGCAATCCACATACGGGCCGCCGATGTCTGTTCCGTGATCTGCACGATAAAGGATTGTTCCATCTTTCCATCGTTGCGCCCCTTTCGCTACGTGAAACGTCTCCTTCGCGTAAATCAGAGTGCCGATGGGGTGCGGGCATTGCAAATCACTGACTCGCCCGAAATTGGAAAACTCGCGGGCGCACTTCGGCCAATACTCGACAATGAATCCGTTTCCCCCAACGCCGCTAACAACGGCGCTGCTCGTGTCTTTGGCGCCCAGCTTGATTTCTCGCCTTGTTTGCCACTTCATCGGCTTGCTCGGATCAGCGGCCTTCGCGGGCCAAACGTCAACTTCGGTGTTGAGCAGGGCAGTGACCATTTCGGCCTTGAAAAGCATACCTTTTGCTGCGGGTTCGGTGGTCATCGGACGGTTCATATTTGATCTACCGCCGTCACTTCTACACCTGCGGGCGCAGGATGGCAACTATTATTTTCAGAATTCGACGACCAGCAGTGCGGGATCAAGCGGGGTCTGCGCGCCAAGCACGCTGTCCAAGCAGTAACCGTAGGTCGCCGGCAGCCCGCCGCAGTAGTAGCACATGAGGCCAACCAGCGTCTCGCCCGCAGCTAATGTCGTCGGAGAATCCACCGGGTTGAAGAAGAACCCGCCGCTGGCGATGGATTGGAGCAGGTCGAACCCGTTGCCCGAGGCGGAGCACCCACAGCAGATGATAATGCCGCCGCTCGCCTTGAAGTTCGACGCGCGCAACAGGATGCTCTCCCGCTCGGCGGCGTTCAGCGGGCCGGTGAAGTGCTCTCCGTCGGAGAAGATGGTGATGACCTTGCGATCCGCCGTCTCATCCTCCAGGGCCATGATGGCGACCGTCAGCGCGGCCAGAATGTCCGTCGTGAAGATGGATTGTGGGATGCTCTCCACGGTCGCCAGCGTCGGCAGGGTCGAGCCGATGGCTTGAACCTCATGCGCGCCGCAGTTGAACCGCCACAGGCCAACCTTGTCCTTTTCCAGCCGCATCCCGTCCATGAACTTGAACGCCGTGTCGCGGGCGAACGCCAGGCGCGAGCCGGGAAAGAACGTCATCGCCGAACCCATTGACTTCGAGTTATCAATCAGGACCGCCGTGGCAACCACGCGATCTTCGCAGCAGTCGTAGCCCGAGCCGACGACTTCGACTTGAGCGGCGGCAACCAAGCCGTCCGCGTTCGTCACGCTGACCGTGCCCACGCCAGCCGCCAGCAAGGTCGCCACGCCGGTCGAGGCGTTGATCGTCACGACGGACGGCGAAAGGCTCGAGTACGTCAACCCGGTTGTCACCAGCGTCTCGCCGTCGGCCTCGCGCAGAAAGGTCTTGAACGTGAACTCGCCGACGCAGGCGACGACCAGTTCAGGCTTGAGCACCAGCACGGCATCCACGGTCGGATGATCGGTCGGGCACGGCGCTTCGGTGACATCGGGGAGGTTCATGCGTTCAGTAGCTCAAGGCGATGCAGACGTTAGTCAGCCAGCCGCCGTCCAGGGCTGTGTCGTCCGCGATGTAGATTTTCCAAAGGCCGTTGGCCGTTCCGGCGGACATGCCGGTGAACGTCGAGAAATTGGTGGAGTAGGGACCGGCGGGCGGGCCGGCCGGGAACACATAGGACGGGTCGGTGTCTGTCGGTTTGTAGGTCCCGGACCCGGGCGATGGATCGGGCACGTAACTGCCGGCGGAATCGGAAAGTATGATCGTGACGTTGGTTGCAATCGGCAAAACCCCGCCCGCCCCACCCCAAAACTTGACGGCGCTGTTGTCGGGCGCGACCAGCACCATTTGCAGGTCTGCCGGGAAATTGTGGGTGAAGTTCGTCAGCGTGACCGTCACTTGGGACAAGCTGCCGGCGATGCCGGAGACACCGAAGTTTATGGGGTACGGCCCCTGCGCTCCTTCGTTCTCGTCCAACTCGATCACGCCATTCGTACCGCAAAAGTTGGCCGTGCTGCCTGACGCGAATGGCGTCGGGCCTTCAATGTGGATCACCGCGGCAGAAACGGCGGCGACCAGCAGCAGCCATACGATCACAATTCTCATGGCGAAGAAACGTAGGCGAGGACCAGCCCGACTTCGGTTGAGGTCTGCGTGCTGGCATCCTGCGAGGCATCGCCGTCGCGCGCCAGTCGGATCACCCACAACTGGCCTTGCGTGAGCGCCGCGGCCCAGCCGGTCAGCACGGTCCACCCGACGCTTTCGACATCGCCGCTGGCGCCGGAGGCATCGCCCGCGAAGTCCAGGTTGATCGCCGTTCCGACCGTCCCAGCGGCGGCTGCGGAGTTGGCCACACTGGCACAGGAGAGGACGTAACGATGCGTGCCCGTGTCGCCCGCGTTGAGCCGGAACTTGAGCCGGGCGTACAGCGGGAAGCTGGCGTTGAAGTCGGGCGGGCCGTCAAAACGGTATTGGACGTAGTTCGCCGCCTGATCGGCGGAATGTGAGAATGTCGCGTGCCCGAAATCCAGCGCGGTTGTCGTCGATCCCAGCGTGGCCCCCGTGCCGTCCACCTGATGCGGGTGCGTCAGATAGATGTAGTTGGTCGAGCCGTAATTCGTCGAGTTCGCCCAAGCCGTGTGCCCCGCCGTGCTCGTCGCCGTGAGGACCTGCCCGACCGCCGGAGCGTTGGTCGGCATTTTGGTGAACACCGAACGGTCTGAGGTAAACCCGTTCGTGCCGAAGCCGTGGAAGCCGCCATAGCGACTGACCAAGCCAACCGTTTCGAGAAATAGCGTCGAGTACCCGGTTGGCGGTGCGCCAACGATCATCGAATTGCGGGCGTTGATTGTGACCGAGTTCTTACTGACAAACTCCGTCTGCACCAAGCTGTTGAAGGCTTGCACATCAATTCCGTAAGAACCTTCGAGGTAGGCTCCGAGAAACGATCCCTCCGCTGAGTACAATTTGTTTTGACCGAGTGAACTATTCCCCGTGCTGTAAAGCGATGCTCCCAAAAACGACCCGTCCACCGCGCTGAGGTTGAAGTTCGTTGAGTTCTCTGCAACAGCCGCGATAACAGACCCGAGATCGGGCTGAATGCCAAAATTATGAGAGCCGTCGAAATAACCGTTGAGCACTGATCCCTCCAGCACTCGGACGGTGAACTGTGTTGTGCTGTTGAAGCTGCCGATGAGCATGGACCCGTCGGTAACTGAGAAAATCCCATCCACGTCCGCCGCGTTGAATTCTCCAGCAAAGATTCCGTTCGTCGGGCTGAAGGCCATGCGGGCGGGGCGCGTGGCAAACAGGACGCCGTTGGTGCCCCTGGCGGACACACCTTGGCTGGGAGCGTCTGCGCCCATTGCCGATAGCCAAAACGACAGTATTGCCAGACAGAGTAGTTTTTTCATACGTATTGCAGCCATCCGGTGTTTCCGCTGCCGGACTCCTTAACCCAAATTTTCTTGAGCAGCGTGTTGACGTATCCCGTGCCAGCGACGGCGGTGACGACGCCCTCGGGATCAACGACGCCAAGCTGGAACAATCCCCCGCCGCCGAGATCGAGCACGGTGTTGAGGAAGTCCACCAAGTCTTGCAGCGTCACCTTGACGTTGGCCAGTTCGGGATGCGCTGAAATCTGCGAGTCGTCCACCATCTCGAACAGGTCCTCAAGCGCCAGCGGTCCCGCCTCTGGAAGCTCGGTGATCTTCTTCTTTCGTATTCGTACTGGAGTGCAACAACCCATATCAAGTGGCCTCCAACGCCCGGAAGATTCCGTTTTCCAGCGCCCGCAGCGTCTCGTCGGTGATCGTACACCAGCAGGGCCGGCGGCATGATTCGCTGGGTCGCACGCGCGTTTGCTCCTGGCATTCGAGCATCAGGTCCGCCAGCGCCTCGTCGTAAGTGCCGGTCTTTTGATGGTTGTGAATCGTGTTCGCAACCTGGATGTCGCCGTAGTCCCGCTCGTGCCCGTATTGCAGGTAGAGCTTCACGGCCTTGCGGAAGTCAATCGCGTCGGAAACCGGGTCGTCGTCGGTCCACTGCGAGGCCAGCTTGTTGCCCGCCCACTCAATGACCAGTAGTTCGGTGGATTGCATCCAAGGTGCAATCAGGATGTTCTCGCCGTCAATGCAGTAGAGGCCGTCTTGCGCGCGACCGCACGCGGCGTCCGTGCTGGCGCCGGCCCGGCGGAAGCCCAGCGGCATGACCGGCACGGAGGCGTCGTCAGACTCAGGCGCGGGCTGAAGGTTGGCCGCGAAGCACTCGAACTCCTTGCGGCCGACTTGGCGGTAGAACACTGGCGAACACCACTCCCGCTCGCTGGTGTCCTCGTCAATCTCAACCGTGTAGAGGAAGCGCACGACGCCGCGAGGCCGCGGCACGATGGTAGTCCCGCACTTGAACCACGTATTGCAAAAGCGGATGACGTTGGCGTTGCGCGACTTCTCGCACGGGACGAACTTCTGGATGTCGGACAGGGCTTCGAGGACGATCTGGTCGTGGGCCGAAACCAAGTTCTCGCTTTCTGCGTCCGCCCAAATTTGCCGGCGGATGGAAGTTCTAAGTTGTGACAAGGTTTGCATTTGTCCTGTGGTCGAACACGGCGAAGCCTAACCGTTTCGCACGCGAGAGCAACTCGTCGCTTATCTGCTTTGGTCTGGTCAGATGAATCTCGCTGATCCCGCAAATGAACGCGGCAACCAGTGATTCTGGCGTTAGCAGGTGCGATTTGGAATGGTTATCACTTTTCCAAAGCGGTCGAAAATTCCGGTAGTGCTGGGCCAGCATTATCTGTTCTTGGTTTTTACCACAGCAGGCAGTTGGAAAAATGTGGTCAAGTTGCCACATCGCTCGGTTCTCAAAAGTCATCCCAGGCTGGAAATTGGAAGCAATCCAGTTCTGGAAAAATCTGGCCGAGCATCCGACGATTGACTCCGTGGTTGACGGCTTCGTTTTTCCCTTGAACGCAAACTGGATCAACGCTCGCAGGCGTATCTTCATTGCGACGTGGGGATGCTTTCTGTACCGATCCGATCTCCGCTTCCTACTGAGTTTGAACACCGTCCAGTTCTTCAATCGGCTGGCTTTAATGCTGGCCTTGACGTGTTCCTTGTTGGCAAGCTTCCACGCCTTCAGTGTGGCTTTCTTCCTTTCAAAGTTCGCCTTCCTGTAATCCCTTTCGTACCTCTTGACGTGATCTGAATTGGCCTCGATCCATTCCCGCTTTCGACTGGGATGACGCTTCCTCCACTCAGACATTGTGAACAGTTTGCGAGCGCGCTTGGCTATCAGCGTCGCAATGCTGGTCCTGAGTTGTGCGAGTGTGTTCATTGTCGCATCAACGCTTGGTTCTCAGGCGTGTTCAGCAATCGCTGAAGCGTTTCGCGATAGGAGTCGCTAACACACCTCGACCATCGCGTTGTTTGATACCAGAATGGAGCAGCCTGATCCAATCGCGGCGCTTCGAGCTTGCGCGCGAACGCAATCTGCGGCGCGAGCGCCACGACCGCGACCATCGCGCCGAGGCGGGAGAAGAATGATCGGCGGGAGTGCATCAGGCGGCCTTGGCCTTCCTCCGCTTCCCGACCTCGGGCTTGTAGTCCGCTGCCTTTGGAAGTTCCTTCGCGATCTGCGCATTGACGGTCGCCTGTGGCGCCGCCTGGCTCAACGCCGCTGGCACTTCAGGCGCGGGAGGCGGAGGCGGGTTAGCCGCGACCGCAGCAGGAAGTTGGCTGAGGCGCTGGTCGAGCACTGATGTTGATGGCATCAGCCGGCCTTTGTAAACTTCTTCCCGCCAGGGCGCTTTTAATGGAGGCGAGTTGCTTTTTTTTTGAAGGTAGTCGCTGTCGAACGTGGCGTAGTCAATCTCAGTGAGGCCGGAACGATTTTCGCGCATACACTGCTCGAAGCCTGACCACAGCGCCGGGTCTTGCGTGCCCAAGAAGCTTTGAACGCCGTCCACGGTTTTGAAGGCGACCATCCTGCCGTCGGCGAGGCGCACGGGATCCACGCCAAGATGCCTGAAATATCGCGTCATGCGAGGCGACAATACCACTCGCCCGCGCCTTGCAAAGCGAAAAAGCGTCAGCCGTCCGCCGCCAGTCCCCACTTCTTGCGCAGATACGCCGTCGGATTGAAGTCGGTTGCCGGTCCTTGCGGCGCGTGTTTCCGCACCGCTTCAATCAGATGGTCGCAGCGGGCGTTCAGGCAGATGCCGGCCTTTAGATGGTTGCGCTCTAAGAAGTAGAACAGGTCCGCGTCAATCTCCCACAGGTCAAACGCCTCGTCCCACATCCAGCCGTCGCGTCGCCGAAAGACGTTAACGCCGGCGGACGGGTTGCCCGTGTGGATGATGCGGCGCTCGTTCACGATCCGGTGCTGGACGCACGGCATGTTCAGGTCGTCGAAGCTCCAGTTGCAGAGCGTGAAGTAATCCGGGTTCTCCCGCCAAAGATCCACGATGTTCTCCAGCCAGTTCGGAAAGTAGATCACGTCCGATGTGCCGTGGGCGATGAACTCGCCGGTCGTCGTGCGCGTGCCGTCGTTGAAAATCTTCGAGATGCTGAATGGGCCGTCCCACATTCGGACGCCGATGCCGAGCATCTCGCATTGGTTGCGGAGGCGGTCCAGCCGAACGCTGGGCGGGCTGTTGTTGATGTAGGCCCACACGCGCGCAGTCGTGGACGCCTGGCAGGTCCGCAACGCCATCACCGCCATGTGATAGGTTTCCTCGGTGGCGGTTGTTACCGGAATTATTACGTCGGCGTCGAGGCTCATGTGTTGGATATTCTGGCGAGCACCTCCCTGAAGTAACTCTCCTGTTGCTCGGTCGGATTTTCTTGCAACTTTTTCAACAAGAAAATCATTTCGTTTTGCCTTACTTTTTCACAGTCAAGCCCGAGCCACTTCGCGCCCTCCCTGCATGAAAAGCACAATCCGCCTTCGTACACCAAAACCACTCTATGGCAACAGCAGGAGCAGATTGGGTAGGCGCTGCCATTGCCATCATGCACCGGAGGCACAACGTATTGCAGCGTCGTGCTCATGGGATTTTGTCGAAGTCCTGTATTTTCATCCCGTCGAACCAATCCCTTTCAGGATGGCCGTTGTGACGCGGGAAAGGTCCACCCCGAAGAACCGCCGCCCGAATGGCGCGCAGATCCCAATGATGCTCCGTGCGCTTGCGGACGCCGAACCTCGCCAGCGCCCCGTGCCCCTTGTCCTCCGCGTCGTTCGGCCATCGCTCCTTGCTGGAACGCCGCATGGCTGGCCCGCATTTCCCGGGAGTGCGGTCCTCGATCAGCTTCAGCCGTGGATCGTACTTGAGTGGAAATCCGTTGTTCTTGAGCATCAGGCCGAAAATGCAATCCTCCATCGAAAGGCTGTCCATCAGTTCCTCGTAGCCGTTTACCTGAAGCGCCCATTCGAGCGGCAGGGCGTTGACGCATCCGAACCACCAAGAGCCGGGCGCGTCAGCCAACGCCGACGACACGAGCGCGCGGTGATCGCGGCCTTGCGGAGAACGCGGGTCGCTACCGTCCAGCGTGCCCGGATCGGCTATGATGCCGCTCTCGACAACCATGCCGTGCCGCTTCTCGTAGCTGCCGCACACACCGTAGCCGCCGGCCATTGCGTCCTCGACGGCTGCGCGCCAGCCAGGAAGCAGGACGCCGCGATCGTCACAGAACATCACCCATTCAGTGCGGCAAAGGCAAATGCCGGTGTTCGCCGCGTTGCTCTTGGCCCACCACTGGTCTTTGGTCAGGCGGTGAGGACCCTGCCAGACTGTTGGTTTCGGCGGATGGAAAGTTGCGGCGTGCCAGCCTGCGTAATTCTCTAGGCCGAGACCGATGACGATAATCGGGCAATCACTCTCACGCCGAACGCTGTCGTATAGCCACTGGAACTCCGGCTCGTGGCGGGCGGTCGTGAACACTATGGAGAACGCGCTCATTTCAGCTTTTGGAACACCGCCCAATCGTCTCGCTCGGCTCCAGATGACTTCACGACTCGAAACAACTCCGTGCATCCTGCCGCAAGCAGTGTGTCCACCGATTTCGTCACTTCGCCGCCGTCCCAATGAAGGTCATCGAGCACGATGAACCCGCCGTCGCGGACGTTCGGCGCGAACCTCTGAACGTCACGCATCGCCTGCGCTCCATGATTTCCGTCTACGTGCAAGAGTCCTATTGTTGCTGGCGGCGTCACGTCATCCGACCGCTTGCGAATCAATCGTGTCACGTTCTGCAACGCCATGCGGTTCACTTGGTCAAGGAAGTAGTCGTGCATCCTTTTGTGATTCTCGGCGGACCCCCACCACGCCACGTTTGCCGGCCCCTGCCCCTCGATGGACGCCGCCGGCTCATATGGGTCAATCCCGATCACCATGCCGTGCCCGATCTCCCGGCAGGCCAGCGCCATCGGCAGGAGGCTCTTGCCGGACCAGACTCCGATTTCGACGATAATGTCCGGGCGCGTGCCGATCACTAGCGAGGCGAGCGTCTTGGCCTTGGCCTCAGTACACCATCCGTGCGGCGAGGCGCACACTTCGGCGATTTGGTCGTAGAGGTTCATGCGTCGAGCGGGCTTTTGACGGACATCGCTTCCGCGTGGCAATAGCCGATGGTGGTTTCGATTTGCTTGTGCCCCATCGCCTCCTGCAATGCCTTGAGGTTTGTCCCTCGGTCCAAGCAATGCGTGGCGTAGGCGTGCCGCAATTCATGGGGCAGCACCATGATGCCGAGCTTGCGGCGCGCTTCCTTGACGCCCTGCTGCACATTCGCTTCGTGCATCCGGTAGCGCACGATCTCACCCGTGCGCGGATGTTTGCAGGGATACCGTTGCGGGAAGAGCCAGGCCCAGGGCCAGGCGAAACGATACTCGGGATACTTCTTCGCCAGTTGTCCGGGAATCTCCAAAGGGAGGCGCGCCACGACATCGCGCTGCCACACGGCCCGCGCGTAATCCGTCTGCGCTTGAATTTCCTCCGTCAGTGAACACGGCAAGGCTACCACGCGATCCTTGCCGCCCTTCGCGCCTTTGAGCATCACGCGACCATTCGTCAAGTCCACATCCTTGATGCGCAGATTCAATGGCTCGCTCACACGCAAACCGCAACCGTAAAGCAGGCGCACAATCAGGTTGACCGGATAACCTCCCACGTCGCGCACGGCGGCGATCAGGCGGCGCGTTTCGTCCACGGTGGGCGCGTGGCGAAGCTGGATCGGGCGGCTCTCCCGTAACGCCTGGACGTTCTTCAACTCGACTCCGAGCACGTCTTTGTAGAAGAACAGGATGGCATTGAACGCCTGATTCTGTGTGCTGGCCGAGACGTTTTGATTTAGCGAGAGTTCAGTGAGAAACCGTTCCAACTTCTGTTCACTGGTTAACTCCGTCGGTAGATGCTTCAGGGCGCGGATGTAGCGGGCAAGCCAGTGCAAATAGGTTTGCTCCGTAGCAATGGCCTTGTGTTGGCGGCGGATAACGGCGCGAGTGCGCTCAATGGCTTCAATGGGGTTCATGCCGTCAATATACGAAAGGCCATAGCTTAATCAATGTTCGACAAAAGCGCCTTCGCACGTTTCATCATGTCCCGATGTTTTCCGGTTGGCGGCTCATCCACAGCCATTTCGTATTTCTCCATCGCGGCCACCATTTCAGAACACAGCGCCTCAAGCGCGTCGTGTCGCTTCACCTTCCGATGCCACTCGCGGTAGAGTTTGCCACTCAGCCGAGCACCCGATCCCGGTTTTGCGATGTTGTCAAAGTTGTTGCTCATAATTTGTCGAACCATGCGCTTCAGCGAACGGCGCATGAGTGTTTCAGTTTGCAGGCGGCGTCTCTGGTGCGCCGTCTCTGAGCTTGGTGTTCGGAGACTCGGCTTGCATGATGACTCGCGCAAAAGTGCGCAGGTTGAATTCCACCGTTTCTTGTGTCGTCCATAGGCGGTCATCAGCAGCCCATTCTTTCACAGCCTTTTCCTGTGCAGCGTTTAGGACTATCGGGACTGCCCTGATTGAGCCGTCTGGCTGGAGTGCGATTGTAAGCGGTTCGCCGCTCGCCAGCATTCGTTCCAGTTCTTCGATGGTAGGTCTTGGTCTTTCGACCGTCTCCGAACCAGTCGCTGGAGCGAATCCGGCGGGGCGCTTTGATTGTTCAGAGTCAGTTTCCATATTCATGTCTTTCGTTGTTCGCCGCCGGATTCGCTCAGCTTATCGTTAGGTGCTTTCGGTGCAGGTATCTCTTTCCACCCTTCTCCTGTCGGGCAGTCTTTCGTCTCGCAATACCAGCTTCCGCCACGACCGTTGCATTGAGGGCACGCAACCCAGTCGCCTGGGTCGTAGAAATTCGGGTCGTCCTCGTAAGCGTCATAATATCCGTCCTCGCACCCCAGACCGCCACATTCGCCCCACTCCATTTCGCAGTGGCACACAGCGCATATCATCGCACCATCAGACCCACGATACATCGCACCTAACAAATCCTTGGAAGCAACAGCCGGGGGCTGGGACTGTTGCTGTGGCGTTTCAATTTTTGAGTCCATAATTATTCGCGGCTGTGCTTCAAGTCAGTGTTAGGTGAGCCTAGCGGCAGCACTCCTTCTTCGGGGTATTCATCGAAGTAGGCGATGTGCTTGTGAGGCGGCACTTGGCATTTCTGTTCTTCATCCCAGACGCCTTTCTTCGGCCATGCGGCGATTTTGATTTCCGTCTCGCGCTCCTCGACCTTTTCACTGGCGGTCGGCTCTTGGACTACCAGCCCGCAGAATTGTGCGAGGTCGCGGATTTCATCTATTGTGAGCGTCAGATGCGGCTCACCTAACCCGTCAGTGGAGCGCGACGTGGCGGGGCTTTCCGGCATAGTTGCTTGATCGGCGTCACTCATTTTATTTCCTTCTGTGAGCCGCAGGCGTCAGCCGCCACGCCGCTCACTTTGGCGTTCGGCTCTGTCGTCTCCCAGAAGTCCATGTGGAAGATCAAGCCCGTTGACGTGCCTTTGGTGATTATTTTGACCATTGCTTTGTCGCGCTTTCCAAATCCGATGACGATGCCTTCGGAAGCTCCGGGATTTGCCCTGCCCCTGCCCTTGTTCATGCCTTGACTGATTGCCAAAGGCGTCACCTTTACACGCATCCCCCATTGGAATTTGTCACGAGCCGAACCATCCGATGCAGGCGACGTGGCGGGCGCTGGTAGTTTTAAGTCATTCATAAATTCGGAGGCGCGGGTTAATCGGCCACGCGCCTGATCTGGTCGTTAAAATTCAAATGCGATTCCGTCACCTTCACCAAACACGCCGCCGTGTCGTTCACCCCGACGGACACCATCCAGCCGTCGTCTTGCGCGACCGCGCCGTAGGGTATCACGACGTTTGGCTTCCAATGCGCAGCCCCGCTGCGCCACTCGTGGCCGCTCAGAATCGGATGGCTGGAAACGGCCAGCATCTCGAACGGCGGTTCGCTGTTCATCACGTACGCCCCCATGTAGTAACGCACGTCGCGCGGCTTGTCGCTGATTGGGATTTGACTATGGAAGAACCGCAGCCACTTCCCGCGATACGGTATCGGAGGCGTGCCGCCGCGGATTTGTCCCCACGCCCAGGAAAGCGACGGCGTCCGCCATTCCTCATCTGGCTTGCCATCGCGGATCCTCACAACGACATGCTCGGGCGAACAGGCGTAAATGAAATGCGTGCGGCCTTCCAGGTCGAAGAACACCCAATTCTTTTCGAGCGCACTGCCGTCGTTGTGGCCATATTCAGGCCGGCAGAATTCCGCCAGTTCGGCGCCGCTGTCCGAGACTTTGATTTCTCCGTAGGCCATGACGCAGCGGAAACGATTGCCAGCCACGCCCGCCACGACAAACGAGCCGAACAGGCGATCATCACGGGTCCACAGTCGCATGTCCTCGACGCTGGACGTGCTCAAATCGGACGGCATCCGCAGCGGCAAATGCCTGATGGCGGTCGCCGTTGCCGGGTCGAGTTGCACAATCGCCAGTTGCGTTTTCCACGAGCCGTGCGGGTGATGGCGGTAGGTGGACCACAGATTGCCGTTCCACTGAATGAGCGACGGGTTGTAGCCGTGCGCTTCCAGGCCCATGATGGGACGCTGCGACGGTCGCCGCACGCCGGACAATACCTGCCGGGCCATGTGCAAAATCTCCGGCTTGCGAGCGCTGTATTGCGAGTACCGGCAATGAAGCTCGAACCGCTTTTGCCAAGGCGTGCCGTTCCACGGCGTTGGCAGGTCGCGGCTCAACGCTATGACCGGCACTTTCGACGCCGCGCTCAAATGCAGCGGCAGGCTGTCGCCGGCAATCAGCAGTTCCGCGCGGTCCATCAATCGTATCAAGTCGTAAGGCTTTTCCGCTCTCACTTCAGATAAGTCGAGCGCGCGACACTTTGGCAACGCTTCCTGAACGGCCTGAATCAAATCGTCCTTTTCAGGGAAAGGCGATGCTACGCCGCTGAGAGCCACGAGGATTATTTGCAAATCCACGTTCAGATGCTTCTCCACTAGCGCAGCCTCGCGCAACACATCCCGCCGGTCAAACTCCAACGGCAACCGCCGCCAATCGTTTGGCCGTCCGAGGTTGGCCCAAATCTCGTGGACAAAGCTTTCCCCAACCGGCTTGCGCGTGCCGGCGGACTCGACGGGATTCACCCAGCGAATCATTGAGCCGTTCGACTGCTCTTTGATCCATGACACCGCCCGATGCACTGTGTCGCCATCCTGGCCGCGCTTCCACGTCTCGGGGTAAACGATCGGGGTGACGTAGCTCACGCCGTCCAAGATGTCCTCGTAGTTCTGCGCGACGACGATGCTCGTCTTTTCGCCGGTCGCCCGAAAGCGGTCCAGCGCGAACGGCAGGACGATGCACAAATCCCCGTAACTGCCCAAGCAGACGATTTGCTCGCGGTTGCTCATTCCTTCACAAGTTTGATGCTCTCCGCGCTCACCCACGCTGCGCCATCGCCGTGGCTCGGGTGGATGCGAACCTCGTCCCGTCCGTAGCGTTGTTGCACGGCCTCGACAATCACAGGAATCGCAAGCGCGCCGTCGGATCGCAATTTGGGCCGCCAAATCGCTTTCCTCCAAACGTATTTTTCCAGTTCAGGCTTGGTCATGGAATCGTTTCAGGCTTTGGGTCCACCAGCGCGGCCCGCTTGCGGCGCACGTCGTTTCGCAATCCCTCGCAAACAATCCGCTCCGCAGCGTCCGCCACAGAGTTTCCGTAAAGCCCAAGCGTGACAAGCCTCGAAAGGTGTTCGTGAACGCTCTTGCTCGTGGTAATCGTGATGCGCACCGTGCTCTTTTTAGCGGCTGTTTGGCTCATGGTTGTGCTCCGTTCGGTTCATGTTTGATCTCGCGCGCTCAGACTATGCCTGCGGTCGCAGGGTGTCAACTGTAATCTCCCGCTGCGCGCCCCAATCGCTTGGAGCGCGGCGCGGAGGGTTACTTGCCAGCGGTGCCAATTCTCACGGCGACGTGATACGTGCCTGGATCGCCAAAGTCTCCCGTAGCACATTCCGATGTGCTTTTGTTTTCGTTGTCAATCCGTGCGTCGAGCATCCGGCCCTCGATTCGGTTGACGCCTTCCGTGCAATCGTCAGCCCGGAAGCGGGTGAAATGACACCAGTAGTCAGCGCCATCGCCTTCGGTGGCGCGCACGATTGTTACCTCCCCGCCGGGAAACCGCACGGAGACATGGGCAGGCTCGCAAGCTTTCGGGTTGCCGGTGATAATCAGCAAGGCGTGATCCGAGCCGTTGCTTTGCAATTCAAATCGGTTTTTCATAAATGTTTTGGGTTAAGAGGTAGGCGGGCGCGCACCACACGCGCCCGCCACCATCAACCGCGTCAGGCACCGATCGCTTCTGCTTGCCTGTCGAGGAAGGCATCTTCCTGCGCTTGGGCGTAGGACGCCGTAGCGTCGGCCTTGCCGCAGTCACATTCCGCCGCGCCATGCAGCCGTTGCGCGCACGCTGGCCCGTGGCTTTCGTCCTCGGGGTTCGCCAGAACGCCCGCAATCAGGCAGGCCACGCTCCACGCACCTTCGGAGAATTTCTTGTACCAGACCTTGGACCGCATGGACCAGCGAAACCCGTTCGCCTTCAGCCGGTCAATGATTTCTCGCTCAGGCTTGGCTGGGAAGGAGACTTCGACGCCGCCCAATTCGAGGTTGCGGCGAACTGTGCCGGTCGTGCCCGCCTGGCCGTCCTGGCCGCCGTCAGCTTGCACGGCAGACCGCTCCGGCACTTCGAGGACCAGCTTGTACCAGTTCTCGGGCACATTCAGCCCGCCCTCGACTTCCTTGTTCCATACAACGCCCACAATCTTCGCGCCCGGCGGGAGTTCGGTCGCATCCATCACTTGCCGCGCGGCAGTCGTCGCGCCCATGTAAGAGCCGTTCTCGAAGCGCGGTAGCCGGCAGTTCCAAAGTTCTTCGGTCGCCGGGATTTCTTCGAGCGCCAGAATCCAGCGCGCAACGTCGTTTTGGATCTTCATGGTTTCGTGATTCTCGCCGTAACCGCGGGAAACTGACGTGTAGGTAACACGGCCCAAGACGCGATCAACCGCCGTGCCGTAGTTGGAGCGATCGTACTCGTGCGAATCGGTCATGCCGTCAAAATGCCCGTCCTGATACTTGCCGACAATCTCACGGACTTGCTTCTCGGTCGGCCCATTCAGCCACGATACGCGCATGGAGTTGTGATCTGAGCGCACGGAGAATCGCGCGTAAGGCCACTTTTGAACCAGTTCGCTCTTGCAGTTCGCCGCAGCGCGCGGTCCGCCCCGCATGGCGTCCGCCGGAAGTGCCCACGGATACTTTGCCCGCAGTTCGGCCGCAATGCGGTCGGTTTCGATGCCGGCCAAACGCGACTTCTCGGCGCGATCCGCTTCAGCCTTCTGGCGTTCCGCCTGGTTCTCCGTGTCCTGTTCCGCCGTGATGCGGTTGTCAACGACGGGCATGTTGCGGCTCAGTTCGGGCAAAGCCGCCTCGATCTCGGTGCGGATTTGTGCCGCGTTAGCCTTGCTCACGGTCCAGTTGTATTTTTCGCCAATCGCCTTTTGCACGGCGGCAACGTCCTCGCGGCGATGGACGCCAAACAGTTCATTGAAACAGGAAGTGTGCTCCTGGCCGCCGATGACACCGGAGATTTCCTTCCGGTCGTTGTGCGCCATCCGCAGTTTGCCCAGCGCGCCGTTTACGGCGTTGACTTGAATCTTGCCCGGCGGGTTGGTCGTGTCGGCGGCCCACTTGCGCGGCGCCGTCGTGGTTGTGGTTTCGGTCGTGTTCATGTTTTTCCTTTGGTTGATGTTTGATGGTTTATGCGGTTGCCCGCGTCCGCTCCCCGCCGGCATGACGGGGAGCGTTGCGCGATCAACTCTCAGTCCAGATGTACTCAATCGCGGAATGGCTAATGTAGTAACACGGTCGCCCGTCGTAATGGCTTTTGTGGAAACTCACGGCAAAGTCATCGGCCAAGTGTAAGCCTCGCTCGGCGCCCACGGCATAACTCATGTCGTGCGCCCACTGGTGAATGTCCCGGCAGTGTCGGCGCAGGGTCGCAAGCGTCACGTCTCGCGCAGCGTCCACCATCGCGTGGATTTTCGCCGCCGTGCTGTTCACGCAGCAAGTTGTGTAAGCGAATCGTTTCATCGCCCAGCCTCCTCGTTGTCGTGGTCAATGATCTCGACTTCCACGCCCGGCGGGCAGGTCGTCACTTCGGCGCAGCCGCCCTGGACTTCGACGATGACGCGCACAAGCGGGAGCATCGGATGGAGAGGCTTGCCCGCCACGAGTTGCCGCGCCGTGCTCTGAATGTGGCACAGCGCCCCGCACTCGGGACACTCGCCCGCCGGCATCGGCTCGCCCGGGTCCACGCGCAAGAAGATGTCTTTGATCTCGGCCAACTCCAATTCGGAGCTAACCTTTCCGCAGTTCGGGCACGGCTCGCACATAGCCGGCTCGTTGGGCAGAGTCGGGCGCAGCGGGCGAACGGCGTCAGCTTGGGGTGTGATGGTCGTCGGCTTGTGCTCCAGCGCGAACTTATCCGCCCGCGCCCGCGTTTCAACTTCCTCGTGCCTTGCTCCGATGAACGGCACCCAGCCGCCCGCGGTCTGGACGAGGAATTGACAGCCGGCATCCGCTTCGCCGTCGTATCCGCAGACGTAAGGCCCGCGAACCGTGCCCGGTGGGAATGGTTTGTATTCAGTTGTTTCTTTCATGTGGTGTATGGGTTGATGGTTGAGGTTCGGGACCGCCGGTCAAAGCAGAATGTAGCAAAGCAGCGCAATATCCGCCGCGAAGTTCAGCGCCAGCGCGAACACCCAAAGCTGGGTATCGTCGCCGACGCCAGTGTATTTCAGGTTCATGGTTCGGAGATTGCACCGATGAAGTCAGGGCGGGGCAAAACGCCAGTGCGGGCAAGCTCGGCGTCAAACTTCTTCTCATGGCAAGCGAGACAGATGCCACCGGGGAAAACGGCGAGCGGGTCAACTTGGGTTCCGCATTGGCGGCAGCACGGGGTTAAGTTCGGGTTTGGTGCTTCTCCCCTTGCGAGTCGCTCCGTCTCAAGTTGACGGGCTTTCGCCCATATCCGGCCCATGCGGGCGTTGTATCGTTCGGCGCTGGTTCTTGTGTTCATGGTGTGGTTGAGTTTGATGACGCGGGATAATCCCCGCCCACTGCCCCGCCGAAGCGAGGCAGGGAGGGAGAATCACACCGCGTCGCAATACGCTTGGAAGCCTTCGCCAGTTTTCAGAAACAGCGCACACCGTAAAGCGCGCTCATTGCTCCACCCCATCTCCGTGAGGTAATCAACGATTTTGGTTTGTGAGAATCGCCGCGCCAGTTTGCGCGCCGTCGTGCAATTCCCGTTTATCAGGTTTTCGATCATGTTTTCCATAGTTTCGAGATTGAGTGAACGGCGGTTAGGATTTGCAGCGATGGACTCGGCAAATGTCGTTGTCGCCGATGTTCACGCCATGCCAGCGCGAGCCGTCGAAGTTGAACCAAACGTCCTCGCGTGTTCCGGCGATGTTGTGCCTCGATTCGCGGCAGCAAGTCACGGGGAAGTTTGTCGAGCCTTCCCATGTGCCGACGTGAATCCGCGCACCGATGGTGCGGCGATACAGGACAGCGCGACCGCTCGCTTTCATGGCCTCGACTTCCAACTCTGCCAGCGCGTGGTTGTGCGCGTCAATTTCGGGCTGGCTCAACTCGCCAACCTTGCCAGTTGGCGCAAAGGCGCCGTGGCCGGTGAAGTTGAATATGTAACCGATCGGCGAGCCGTCGGCGGTTTTGATCGTGGTGTTTTGTGGTGTTTTCATTGCGTTTTTGGTTGATGGTTTCAGTTGTGCGGACTCCCGCGCAGATGGGCGCACACGGCGCCCACCTCCGCGAACGTCACGCGGCGATTGCAACGGGTTGGCCCGCGACCATGCCGTAGTAAAGCTCTGTCCCGGCGGGAATGTGCGCTGGCTTGGTCCGCACAGCCTCAGCAATCGCAGACTCGCGGTCCCATGCGTAAATGTAAACCGGATGCCACATGCGCCAAGTCAGGCGATGCTCGGTGAGAACGGGGTTGTTTCGTACTTCAGACGGTGGTGTTTTCGTTTTCATATTCAGGTTGATGTTTGATCTACTGTCGAGGGGAGTCTAGCAGCCTACGAGCGTAGGTCAAGCGGAAATCGTAAAAAGTTTCTCACAGGTTGAGCGAGTCCCGAATTTCCCGGCGCTCGTCAATCACGCTTCGCCCCTCCTTGGCAGAGCGATAGCCTTGCCGCCAATAGTCGGCCCGCTGACCGTTGACGCCTTTGCGGCCATGATACGGGCACGAGTCGGCGGGCTGACCGTCAAAAAACGCTCGGGCGCCTTTCTCAAAGCACCCGATGAGTTGGTATCCCCAAGAGTTCATTTCAGAAAGGTACTTGCTCGGCAGGGCGGGCGGAAATGATTCGTTGGCACAGCGGACACCAAACGTGATCGTCCGGCTTTTCGTGGCTTGCGTGAGTCTCGGTCATCGTCAGCGCGGGAGAATCGTCCGCCGACTCCGGCACGTAAGGCGAACCAAACCGCTCGGCGTATTCCGCGTCCGTCCAGACGCCAAGCAGCTTGCCGTTCGCCTGATAAGCGGCAACCAAAGCCTCCGACGCGCGGTAGTGGTGTGTTTCGTTATCAGGCCCGCCTCGCGTCGCAATGATTCGAGGCTTGTCCGACTTCTCGCCGCGTAGTGTCGCGTAAAGGTGGAAAGCAAGCGTCCGGCATTGCCCGTCATCGTCCCAGCCGATAACGCCGATGTCTTTGAGGGTGAAACCGCGCAGCGTGTATTCGCAATAGTCGGTGTGGAACCCGTCGCTGCCGTCCATGTATTCGGCACCTTGCCAGCGGTCTTGGATGTATTTCGATGCGTCAGCGAGGTTGTTGAATCGCTCGATGCTTGGCCGTCCGAGACCTTCTTCGCGGCAGGCGATGGAGAGTTTTGCTTTCATATTTTTGCTTGGTTCAGGTTTGATCTACCGGCCCGCAGAATACACCCTACGGACGTAGGCGCAAGCATTTTCTTCAAAATTCGCACTTGCGCCCGAAACGCGGTTGTGCCATTGGTTGCGCAATGCTTGGCTGCATCAAATACTTTCGCCCGACGATTGGCGCCCGTAACGGTGCGCCGGATGCCGCCAAGCTTCTTCTTCGTCGGGCGAATTCATTTGAGGGGTCGCTGTGAGACTCGGCCACGAGAAAGCCCGCCGCCGCGACTTGGAGCGCAAGCCAGCCCGCCGCTACCACAACCCGAGTTTCATCGCCATCGCTGGCCAGGCTTCAAAACCGTTCCGCCCAGGAATGTTCGAGGGCAAGTCGGTTCAGGAAGTCCGCGCGACCGTGGGCACGGACACAAATCCCGTTTTCGTCTCCGTCAGGCCAGAAGCGCCCGACGGCGTTCTTTGAGATGTACAACTGCGCTGGGTGAACGCCTTACCCGCGGATCACCCTTGAAAGCGGGTCGCCAACGCGCCCGCCAGACCGGCGAACACAAAGCCGGCCGAGACAAAATCATGCCGCCGCGTCATCCGACTGCGAAAGCACCGGGACAGGCCGCAACCCGAGCCATACGCCAAGCACATTCGCCGCGCCAACTCGCCGCTCGATCCATGACGCCCGAGCGTGGTTGCAGGTCCGAAAACTGCGCCTCTGACTACCTCAAAGCAACGTAAAAACCAGCCGTAAACCCGGCTGGCGGCCTTTTGCCAAACCTCGAACCAAGCCACCGAAGCACGCGCCCACCGACTGCCCGAAATCCAGACAGGAGCGAGACACGCGAATTCCCAATCCAGGAGACGCACGCGCCCGCAGTGGGGACTATGACCCAACCTCCGCTCGGTACCTATATGCTCCCCATACGATACTATATCCTCCATATCCGCTATTGGTATGCGCTGGGGGTGATATAGGTTCCGAATCACGACAATCCCGACTGACTTGGTTGATTAAAGCCTCCCAATCTTGTGCATACATTATTCGCCTTTCAACCTCATGCAAATGAGCCACTTGCACAGGTTGTGGATTGTGGGGTGGATTATGACGGCCAAGAGTCCACAATTTCCTACCGGTTGTGGTGTCGAGTCGAAGCTGGCGGCCACGACGACCGACCGGCCCGGGGCTAGATCCTGACGGTGGACGACCAAGCCGGGCATCGCGGGGGTGGCGTGGGGTGGCCTGAAAAGTATCGTATCAGGTAGCGATTCCAGCGCAGTCGTTTCTGGAAAAGCATCTGAGCCGGTTATTCTCCGGTTCGATCGGCCTGACGTTTGAGAAGTGAGCAGCCTTCAGAACTTGTGATTCAATGGTGAGATCGAAGGAACCAAGCGGGGCGATGTGGTCGCACTCCCAAAGGTCGCCGTAGTTCTCCCACGACCAGCCCGGCTTGAACTGAGAGGCGATATGCCTGCGAAAGTCTGCTGGTGAGCAGGCGAGCACCTTTGAGTGACGTTTCGACTTTGGGTGGTAAACGATGGCGTTTCGAACTGCGGCGTAGATCCGGCGCATGTTGATGTGGTGCCTCCGAGGCTTGCTAACCGCGGCGAGGTATTCGGCCTTGGTTTTCATCCCGAGCCGCAAGCGACGCGATGCGTTGATTTCCTCTCGGTGAGCGTCTTTGTGGGCGAGTATATTCGCCCGGTTAGCGGCGTAGTAGGCTTTGTTCCTGGCGCTTCGTTCCTCGATTGTTTCCATAGGCGTGATTCCAGCAGAACCACGTGGAACTGTCAACGGTTTGTTTCCAGCGAAACTACGTTTGTCCGCGCACGCCGGCGTCCTGTCCATGGCCGTCGGGTTGGCGGCGTGGCTCGACCTGCGAGTGCCCTCGGGATGTCAGCCAAGCCGGCCAAGTGGCCGGATCTTCCGGGCGGTAGGTCGCGGTGTAATCAGGCGGCGGTAGCGGGCAACCGAGCGGGCAGGGTTCGTGGACGGTGATGGTCGGGGCGAATCGGTCGGGGCGGGCGATCATGCCGGTACTCGAGCAGATGGGGCAGGGGCGTCTGGCGCTCATGGGCTACTTGCTGAATTCCTTGTGCGGGTATGGGCAGCACTTTTGCGCCGGGCATTCGTCGCAATACCAGTCGCCTTTCTTCGTGAGGATGCAGCCCCAAGGCTTTGGCTTGCCCTTGCCATCACCCCACGACCAACGCACCGGAATCTTATCGGCGGCGAGAGTGCAGAGCTTTTGTAGTTCCTCTTGCTTTGGGGCGCGCTTGGCGGTCGCCACCGCCTCTTGCAGCGCGTCGTATTCAGATTCGGTCAGCAGGTATTGCATTGGTTTCTGGTTTCGATTTCTCGCGTTCAGCCATCTCCGCCAACCTCGCCTCCGCCTCGGCCGAGAACTCCGCCTGTTGCTGCGGCGTCTTGGCCAAGGTGGTGCCGCCGATGAAATCAGGCTGGACCTGTCCGGCGCTGTTGCTGGTCCAGAATTGAACTTGGACGCAGAAATTGGCGCCAAGCAGGATGGCCACACGCTCGCGCCAGTTGAGTTGGCGGAACCACTCGAAGGTGTAGCGGTGCTTGAGTTTGGGAGGGAGGGGAGTGCCGATCGGGAATTTTGGTTTCATTGAGTGATTGAGGTTGCCGGCTTCCGCGCGCCGGCGGCGCTGGGTTCGCTATTCCTTGTTCTCAGGCTCGCCCACCGTTAGGCCGAGCGAGGTCGCCTTGGCGCCTTCGACGGTCAGTTTGATCGCGTCGGTGATGGTTTCGACGCCTTCACCGATGTCCGCGTCGGCCTCGACGACGAACATCGTTTCTCCCGGCGTGTCGCTGGAGACGAGTTCGGCGGACATCCCGTCGTCAGCCACTTCGACGGTGGAGTCGCCGCTGGAGACGGTCCATGTCGGCTTGCCGTCCAACTTGGCCGGCTTGCCCGCGCCGGTCTTGGGCGTGAGCGTAACTTTTACTTTTTGCTCGTTGGTTATTCGGATCTCTGTCACGGCTTGTTCCTTTCTTTGTTGTTCACCGGGCCGACGGTCCACTCGAAATGCGGCCGAGCGTTCCGGCATTTGCGTTTGTGCCAATGCCAACCGGCCAGCAGGCCGGCGGCAAAAGTGAGGATAGCGATGGCGGCATTCATTCAAAGAACTCCTTTATGGCTTTTGATTTGCGAGACTGCGGATAATGGCAAAAGCGAACCGCTCGCGCTCCTGTCCCGAATTGGGCCCTGCAATGGAGTTAATCGCCGCCTGAAAGATTGCATCTCCCCTCAGACGATGCCCATCTGGAAACAACAGCGACACATCATTGGGGTCTTTGCAGGCAACCGGAAGGTAGCCTTCGGACTTCAAGATGGCCAGATCCCCGCTGACGATTGACCCGGCTTTGTAGAGGATGATCTGTTTCATGGCGCGAGTTCGTTGATGGTGATGTCCGCCCCACCTCCGATGAATCCGATGGAAAACCATTTGGATACGTGAAGTTCGCAGATCTGCGCGTCATCTCGCCAGACCCCTAGTTGCGTCAGACAATCCATCACGGCCTTGGCGTAGTTGTCGGCATCGGGCTTCTTGGCGCACCAGTTAGGCGCTTCGGCGCGGATGCCTTTTTTGGTGAAGTGCGCCTTCGGCCTGGAGATGAATAACTTCAAATGCAGCGACACCGGACCTTCGTAGGGCGTGAATCCAGACGGCAGATGTTTGCGACACTCGGCGGCGATCAACCCCTTCCACCCATCGGCGGTCTTGGCGTCGTACACGCGGGCGCTCCACTTGTCGCCGAACTTGCGGGCGAACGCGCGCGGTCGGGGCTGGCCCTTGGGATCACCGCTGACGTAGAAGCTCAGGGTTGGTTTCATGGTTCCTCTCTCAAATGCTCAGGCAAATCCGATGCGGGATGCCACAGGTAGCGATCCATAAGGAATTCAAGGTTCGCCCGCAGCATTTTACTAGAGGTGGATTTGTCCAGTCCGCGGACGCACGTTTTGATGACGGACAGGTCGGCGCTTACGCTGCGTCTGTGGTGTTTGCTCCTAGCGGGCAATGGTGACGGGTTCTCGATCATGGTTCAGGTATTGAGGTTTGAGTTGGAGCTTTCGCCCGCTGCCGTACGCGTAAGGTTTGAAAACGGCTTCGAGCGCGGCCAGGAAGGTTTCGGTCTGGCCGTTGCGCTCGGTCGGAGTCGAGACGACCAGGATGTCGCCGACGGGCGTGACGCGGAATTTCCACGGCTGGCCGGAGGCGAGTTCGGCCAGGCGTTCCAGACGGTTGTGAAAGAGCGCGACATCGAAGTCCTGGTTGAACGCGAAAGCCTCGACCGGCTCGCGATCGCCGATGAAGGACTCGCGCAGGGAGAAGCCAATCGGCTCGCGCAGCGTGGCCGCGGCTTTCTGCACGAGGTAGTTGACGGCGTTGACCTGCCCGCCGTGCTTGCCGACCAGCCGCGGGTAGTCGGCGGCGTGGGGCATGACGACCAGCGTTTCGACCCCGCCGACCTTCTCGGAGAAGATGCGCAGGTCCTCCAGATGGCGGCGGCAAATGACTTCGACGATCTCGGTCAGGACTTGGAACAGAGGTTCATGTTTCATCTTTGCGGAGTTGTTTTACGCTTCGTCCGGCAGGCTGTCAAACGATTTCATTCGTCGCCCTGCGGCGCGCGGCCGAGTTTTGCAGCGACCCACGCCTGCCAGGCGACGTGATGGCAGAGCGCGTGAGTGGCGCGGCGGTCGCTTTCAGTCGGCATGGGGACTCCTTGGCTCGTCGGCGTTTTCAATTATTCGCTCGTTGATCGTCATTTTGCTTCCGAAGAAGTTGCACGGGATGGTGAGTCCGGCGCCGCCCTTGGTGCTTTTCAGAACCTTAACCGTCAAGAGCGTCGGGTCTTTCTCAGTGCGCCATGCTCCAATGACCAGGCCCGCCGAGTTCTCCAATGCGCCGGAGTCTTTGCCGGAGTGGAGCGTGATTTCGTCGTCACCGGATCGGCCAACCTGGGACGCGATCACGATGATCGTTTTGGTCATCTTGGCGATCACCTTCAAGCCCTCGGCGGCGTCGCTGGTTTTCTGGTATCGGTCGCCTCGCCCTTGAAGTAGCTGAACGTAATCCACGAGCACCAACACGGGCTTGCATCCGATTTTCAACTCGCTGCGAATTATCAGGTGCTCCAAGTCCTCCAGCGTCAACCTCGACTCCGGGCAGACGAACAGGTTCGGGAACTGCCTCATCACCGCGTCTCGCCCGAACGACCCACCACCGCGATATTCCGTCTCAATGTCCACGCAGTCGAGGCCGGCGCGGATGGCGAAGAACCGCTCGTAAACCAACTCGATTGGAAGCTCCATCTCGAACAGTAGGGATTTCAGGTCGGAGCGCACGGCGAGATTTTGAAGCATGGCGGTCTTACCGGCGCCGGTGTCCCCGAGCAGGAGCACCAGTTCTCCTGGAATTATCGAACGGATTTTCCCCCGAAAAGATGGCAGCCAGTTCCCAAGATCAAGCGACACCACGCGCGACTGGTCCACCTGCTTCTTGTACATCGGCTCGATGTCGGCCATTGAGTAAACCGGCAAGCGATGGCCTCCGACGTGCGGCACGGCCGCCGCGGAGAGTTCGTCCAGAGCGTGCTTCGCGTCCAGCCCCACCTTGAACGTGGCGATGTAGTCGGAAACGTCCTTGACGGTGGATATTTTCACGAACCTCACCGACCTCGCCTTGGTCGCCACGGAATCGTAAACCAACTGGATGTGCTTCCTACCCGCATCGTCGTTGTCGCCGCACAGGATGATTTCCTTGCCGGACAGTCGCTCCGTGTAGGCGTCGAGCCACTTTCCAGCCCCTCCGACGTTGCACGTCGCGCAGAAACCCAGCAGGGCCAAGCTGTCGGCGTCCTTCTCCCCCTCGACGATCCATACCGTCTCCGATTTGATAACCTCTGGCAGCCGATACAGCACCCGCTCGACGCCATCCATGCTCCAAACCCACTCTCCACCTACGGCGTGGCGCTGGCGGAACGACTTAGGTTTCAGCCGTATGGCCTGGTAAACCTCAACCCCCAAGGCGTCGGTGTAACTGTAAACCTTCTCGATCACCGGCTTTTCCTTTGGCGCCACAGGAAGCTGCTGGCCGTTGGCGTGCCTGTTAGTTGGCGCACGCTCCCCGGCGAACAGGTCGCGCAAGGAAAGCCCCATCGCTCCAACAACCGCGTGCGCCGTGCATCCGGCGAAGCATTTCAGGAGGACCCCGCCATCAGTCCCGCGACCGATGGAGAGGGATGCCGAGCCATCGTCGTGCGCTGGGCACTTCGCCATCACGCCTTTGGCCGTCTTGGTGGACTTGTCGAACCTGGATATGAAATCCTCGTAGGTCATATCGCAACGCTCTTTCCCTTGCGGATTTCGTGTGGTTGAGTTTTTGGCTTGGGGGGAGACATCGGGCGACCGTCTGATTCCCACTTGGTTTTCACCCTGACCATCACCGACCGAGCGTTGTGGATCGGCCTTTGGTTGTGATCCCTCCATCCGCAGCCCTCCATTTCGTGGAACCAGTCAACCGCCTTCCACTCAGCCAACCCGATCATTACGGCGGTCGCCTTCACCTCGGAGAGAGACATGCGCGAAACGACTTCCGGGAACGCTCTCTCACTCCCAGCAGTACTTGGTTCTGGTTCTGGTTCTGGTTTGGTCAACGTAACGTTGGACGTAACGTTCGACGTTACGTTGTTTGTGTCCAAATCTTGGACGGTTTTACCGTGCTTTTGTGGATTACTAAGTTCTCGGCCCTTTTTTTCCACGCCAACGTCGTTACCGACGTTCAACGTAACGTTCCTCTTAACGAGCCTCGCGGCCGTGGCGGCGGATGTCTGGTTGTATCGGTCGGTGAGCCTTTCGAGGGATAGATTCCACTCCTTCCTGGCCCGCTTCTGATGCCATTTGCCTGATTCAAGAACGAAAAACTTGTCGTTGTCGAAGATCGTTCCCTTTGTTCTGGCCCAAGTCCCGAGTTCGCACCGGCACAGGTTTCGCATTTGCTCGTCGTCGTCTGGTATTCCCTCGCAATGCAGGTGGGACCAGTAGAACCAAACGCAGCGAAGATATTTGAAGCCGAGAACCTCTCCCATCATTTCAACGGCGGAGAAAAAGTCGTCGCCGTAGAATGGCATGTGGGAATCCGGCATGGCGATCACTGGCCCACCTCGATTTCCAACATGGCCGCACCGCACAACTGCTTGGAGACAGGAACCAGCCTCTCAGTCGGCAACCGCATGATGGAGATGCGTAGCGCATCAACAATTTTGTCGGTGAGTTCTTGGCGTTCCTCGTGGCAGTCCTCGCAGAGCGTCTGATAGAGGTAATCCGGGTAATCCCAAGGATCCACTCGGCGATAGACGCAATGGTGGACCTGGAGGTTCTTTTTGTCATTGCCGCAGAACAGGCATTGCCAGTTGTCGCGGCTGAGAATTTCGAGTCGCTTACGCTGCCATCGAGGGTCGCGGAGCTTCTGCGAGTAGGATTGCGTCATACAAGTTCACAGTCAAAACCGATGATCCAAAATCGGCTTCGACGATTAAACCACCGATTTCCGGCGGTGCAACAAAAATGTGGCCCGCGTTACGGAGCGAGTCCGGCGAGCGCCGCAGGGCCTTTGTCGCCGCCGAATTCTGTCGCGCCACTCTTGATCGCGTCAGGTACGCCGGGAGCCTCAGTGGCGCTCAGAGCGGCGGAGAGCACCTGCCGGTCGCCCGGAGTGAGCTTGGGCAGCATCTTGTCAACGATGCGCTTCAGGACGCCGCCAGACTGCTGCGCCAACCGATATTGCTGCTTTTCGGCTGCCGCCCTTGCTTCGATTGCCAAGATGCCTACGTCTTTGACGCGGGCGGCGCGAGGTTTGGGTTCTTTGCGTTTACGGGTGGGCTTAACGATGGGTGTTTCCATTTTGGTTTTGGTTTGAGCTTGTGGTTGGTGGGCGGTCAGTTTTTCTCTGGTGTCGGTGTCTCTGGCACTGGCAGCGCCAGTTGAAAGTCCGCCTGGGTCATCTCGCGGCGCTCGACAAAATCGCCCTTGGCGCCGTCCGTGCCGCGACGGAAGTAATCCTTGCTGCGGTTGGCCGGGTCGAGCACGACGATGCACTCGGTTGGCCGCATCTCGTAGCCGCTCGTCACTTTGTCCACCAGCGAGTCGCGGCGGATTTCCTTCGTCTCGATGCGCGAGCCAAAATCCTTGGTGACGGCGGACTTCTCGCTTTCGAGTGTGTTGATGTCGTTGCAGGTGCGGCCGAGTTCGCGCGAGAGGTCCACCAACTCGTCCTGCGAGAAGGTGTGCTTGGCGTGGATGGTTTCGACGATTTGGGTATCAGTTTTCTTGGGCATGGTTCAGGTTTGGTTGTGGTTGTGGGTTTCAGTTGCCTGGAGTGAAAGGGATTCCGTCCATCAGGGTTGGATCGGGCTTGGCGGTTATCGGAGCTTGCGTCACGCGCTGCGGAGGCCCGCCGTTCAGTTCCTCCAGCCGCTTCATGGAGTCGTCGAGCAGCACGCCGAAGTCCTCCACCGCAGCGGCGATCGCGCGCTGAAAGTTTTCGTCGCGCGAGACGATCAGATGCAGCGGAGGAAACTGGCGGTTGTAGGAAAAGAAGTGCCAGACGTGAAAGCCGGTGACGAACAGGCTGAACTGAACCTGGACGGCGTAAGCCTCCGGCAGCTTGCCGGCCAGCAGGTAGCCAACGTGGACCGGCATCGTGGGGCATTTGATCTCGACGCCGCAGGTTTCGCCAACCATCGCGTCCGGGGAGCATCCGCACAGTCCGTCATCCGATTCAATGAAAGCCGCCGTGGTCACTTCGATCCCGGTGTGGATCGTGAACGCCGGGCGGGCGCGTTCTTCGAGCAGGGCGCCTTGCTCCATATCAAACACGCCCTGTAGCGACGGCAGCGGCCCGCCCGTCCACCGCTCGACCAGCTTTTGAGTCAGGTAGGTCTGGACTGCTTTGCCTTCCTTGATCTTACCGAGGGGCGTGACAAGAGCGTCTGCTTCCGAGGCGGTGATGCGGCCCGCCCGGAGCAAAAGCCATTCGACAGAACCTTGGGCTATGTCTTGGTGGATTTTCACAGCAGTTCGCCGCTCAAGACCCGTTCAGCCCAGTCGGCAAGTTTTTCAACGCGCGTCTCCAGGTCGGATTGGATTGCGGCGTCCTTGAGCGCGGGCTTGGGCAGCAGCCGCAACTGCTCGGCGAACCGCTGAAGTTTAACGCCGTCGGCTGCTGCTGCTGCGCGCTTTGCCGCAGCGGCGGTAGCCTTGCGCTCGGCCTCGACGCGCGCAGCTTCGGCGGCTTCAGCTTTGGCCTTCTCGGCCAGTTGAGCGCGGGCCGCAGCGGCTTCCTCGGCGGCGCGCTTGGCTTTTGCTTCGATCTCTGCACGCTCTTTGGCGGCAATCTCTGCGAGCCGGTCGGATTCCGCTTTTGCCTTGTCCAGAGCGATCTGCTGTTCGGCTCTAGCAACCTCGGCGATGCGAGCGGCTTCCGCTTTCGCTTTGGCCTCGACCTCGGCGCGTTCCCGGGCTGCTTGCTCGGCCGCAGCCTTGGCGTCTGCGTCGGCCTTGCCTTTGATCTCGGCAGCAACGCGGGCAGCCTCGGCGCGTTCATGGGCAAGCTTCTTTTCCGCCGCTTCGCGCTCCGCCTTCGCCGCCGCCTCGCGGGCGACGGCTTCCGCTTTCAGCTTCTCGTTCTCGGCGGCGATACGTTCGCGCTCAACTCGGTCGGCTTCTTCATTCGCCTTTCGTTCGGCTTCGGCCTTGGCCGCGGCATCAAGTTTCGCCTGCCGGAGCAGTTTGGCGTTCGAGAGTTTCTTCATGTAGTCGGCTTCTGAAAGATCGGCCAAGTTGCCCAGCAGCGGTTCGTCGAGCAACGGCACCAACTCCGCTTCGCGCGCGGCCTTCAAATCCGCCAGCCGCTTCGCCTCCGCGCGCTCCGCAATGTCCTCCGCTTCCTGCAACGCGGTTTCGGCGGGCGTCAAATCGGCCAGCAGGATGTTGTAAAATCCCTGAACCGCCTTGCCGTACAGCAACGCCTCTTTCTTCTGCGCTTCCCGCACGGAATCGCCTTCCAGGCGCACCTTGCGCAGCGCGAGCCGGCACGCCCGCGATCTCGCAATCTCGCGAACGCAGGTCGCGTCTTTGACGGATTCCGCAACGCCTCGCGCTTCCGCCAGCGCGGCTCGTGCCTTAACAAAGATGGGGTGGAACGCCTCAAACAACGTCTGGCTTGCGGACTTTTCAAGGCCGGTTTGGCTGGCAAACTTCACCAGCTTGGTTTCAACTTCAGGAGGAAGGACTTCAGGTTCGATTACTTCAGCGGTTGGTGTTTCAGTGTTCATGGTTCATTTTCCTTGGGCTTCTTTCCGTCGGAGCATTTGATCTAACTCTGGATATTTGGTTGCTGGGATTTCTTTGAACGATGCCGCACCAGCGAAGCGCAAAAACGCACCGTGATTTGAATTGGTTTCGTTGACGCGCCGTTCCAGTTCAAACGCCTGCTCCGCAGAAACCTTTTCGTCGAGGTTTCCTTCGAGCGCGGCATCGCTGTCAATTCCGACGACGACAATGTTCAGACAGTCGCACAGGGCGCCGCGCTTGGCGTAGGAGTGCGCCGAACCATCCGCCTGTGATTCAGAGCAACCCGGAGGCCCTTGACCGATACGAACCGAATACGGATTGCTCCGCTCGTGGCCGCCCTTGTGCATGAGCGTGCAAATCTTCGTGATCTTGCCTTGCTGGAAAGCGCCCTCCGAGAAAGTGTAGGTGAATCCGTGTTGATGGCAGAGCGGTTTTGCCTGGGAGTCAATTTCCTCGAACGGCGCAAACGACGAGCGCATTTTGCCGTTCCGGTCGGGAATAACTTTGGTCGCCTTGATTCTCGGCGTGTCGGCCTGGAGGGCGATGAAGTCCTTGGTGAACTCGCGTTTGGCCTGATCGGCGTCCATGTCGCGCTTGAGCGCCACCAGTTCGCGAAGCGCGGCGACGTTCTCGCTCGTGACGCCGCGCTCGATCACGGATTGGATCATGTCGAGCGCGCTCGGTTCGCGTTTGGCGACTGCGCTGGATGGCGGCGACTGCGGCACGAGTTCGGCTTCGATGGGAGTTGAGGTTTCAGGTTTCATGTAAATTTAGGAGCGCGTTCAAATGATAGTTTCGTCATCCGTCTTGCTTTCCATCCGGCCTTCTTGTGGGCTGCCTTGTTGAGAGCCGGATAACAGAACTTGCGCCACGCCTCTTGTCGAGAGGTCGCCTTGCTCTCGGTGTGGACCAAGCCTTCCGGGCAGACGATGCACCAAACGAGGTTCATGGTTTGACGCCTTTCAGGAAGAACTCGCGGACGGACGGTTTTCGCCCGCGTTTCAGACTTGGCCTAGCCCGCTTCATTTGAATCAGCCTTTTCCACGTTGCCGATCCGATGGCCACTTGCTGGGCGGCGGTTCGGTAATGGGCCTGGCACAAGCCGCGACAGTGCTGGCGATGCGAACAACCTGGATAAATGCATCCATTGCGTTTCAACGGTGACGTTTTTAACCGACCAAGAACCCGCTGTCAAACATTTTTGCAAAATTTCTTGCAAAAGTTTTCGAGCGGGTTCATTGTCGTCGAAATGAAAGAGCCAACCGACGTAGTTCGCGTCCTCATGGGCATCCACGATTCAGTGAATCAAGCCGAGGCCATGAGCACAGATCAACTGACCACCGCGCTCGCCGAACTTGAACTGGCAGGCGGGGAACACGTCGCCAGCCTGGAAAGCGCGGTCAAGGGCGAGGCTTGCCATCGTTTACGCCATCCGCTCTCCTGGAGGCTGAGTAGATGGATCAACCGGATTAAACGCCATGCCAACTAAATTTGAAATCCCATCGCGCCGCGTCACGCATTGCGAGCCGTGCGAGTTTCACAAGCTCACGGGGTCATTGCATGTTCGCTGCGGCGAAGGAAGTTGGCGGCAATACGCCTGTATGAATCCGCAGGCGTTTGATGATCTTGACAGCGTGCCGCACAGTGACCCGGAGAAGGAAAAGGTTCGGCAGCGGTTGATTGGCCACATGCTCGAACACGGCAGGGACATCGGCAAGACGGAGGAACAACCGCATTGGTGCCCGCTGAGAAGGCAAACATGAGCGAAGTCTGGATCTTCCGCGGCACGCAGCCGGTCGTATGGCGGATCCCGTGCAAGGTGGCGATGCGCCCGCGTTCGGATCTGCGCGGGATTTACTTGCGCCGGAGTCCCGAACGGTTGCACCTCGATCCCGCCGTGCCGTTGCTCCGATGCCAGCGAACGGCGCTCGACAAGTTTTTCGCCAAGCAGAAGGTCGTCGAGTGGGTAACGGGTCAATGGCGGCTGAAACACGCCTGGCACAATTACGCGGCGAGGTTGGAAGCGATGGGCGGCGTGCGAGCGACCTCCGGCGACCCGGAGGATCATCTGGTATGGAGCGGACGCCGACCGCCGGCTGGCAAGTTGAAGCCCGCTCAGAAAGAGCGCCGGGCTTGGCTGGAGGAAATGCTGGCGCGCGGCGGAGGCGAGACGCTGGAGCAACTGTCGTATCAGTGGCGGGAGTTCTGCCTGCACATCGCGCACACGCTCATCAATCGCGAGCAGCCGGTGGACTTCTACTGGTTCAAGTTGCACAACTGCCCGCTGCGCGCCGACTGGATGAATCATTTGGGCCGACCCGCGCCATACTTGGCGGTCAATCTCCTGCGGAAAGCGATGGAGGGCTGCCGCATCATGGCGATGGACATTGAAGGCCAGCATTGTTTGCGGCACATTGAACTGGAGCACACTGCTGAATGGTGGAAGCTGGTTCGCAAAGCGGAAAGCCAGCGGCGGCGAGAGTCCGGGCCGGAAAAATATGCACGCAACTTTCAAGGATCGCTGGAGCGTTTTGCGCTCACGGCTTGGGCTTTGTTCTGGAGCCACCGCAAGGAAGTGGCTCAAGCTCACGCTCGCCGTGTTTCGCACGGACGCCGCGGCGGCTTTCGTCTTGTGCCGGACCCGATGGCGCGGAATGTGTACGGCACGGCTTACCAGCTTGTTTATCCTCCTGATAAAGCCACTCGCAAGTCTCTCCAGGAAGCCATCGCACACGTCCAGAAAACGCTATCTCGCGCGCATGGCGGCGTGTCGAAGGTGTCCGATCTTCGACCGTCGGCGAAAGTCGTGCGGCAACCCGAGGACGAAAGAGCCGGACCTGCGGTGGGTCAACCCGGAGACGGGGCGCGAGGAAGCGATGGGATGCTTTTGCATGATGGCTCTAGCCGCGTGGTTTCCGATAAAGAAGTGCTGGCTCCACGAGCAGGGGTTGGTGACGATGGGCTGGCCGGTGGAGCTTGATGGAACCCCGTGAAAGGATCGTGCGCCAACCCCGAGTTTGCCGAGGCCCTCTTTCGGCGAATGGAAGAACTGTTCCCATCCCGATCAAGAGAAGAATGTCTGGAATCCGAGCCGGTCAAACAGTTTTGGGCATTGCTGTGCATGGGAGCAGTCACAGGTGGATTCGTGATCGTGGACGACAAATCCAAAATCATTAAATTGCGACTACCAACTGAATGAACTCCCTCGCCAGCACCAAACCCCTCGAAGTTGACATCGAGATTTCCGATCCGATCCCGACCGACGCGGAGAGCGAGGCTGATCTGGAAGGGCTGCTGGCCATGAGCAAGGTGTCCGCCCAAGACATCAAGAAACTGAAGGCGGTCGGCATCCATGTAAAGCGCCAGGGCATCCTCGAAACCCAGCGCGGCATGATTTACGTGACGCAGGCGTGGATGCTGGGCGTCACTGGCGAATTGAAGCGGCTGATCCACGACAAGCTGAAGAAGGAGGAGGGGAAGGATGTGCCGACAGATGAGGTTTGCAAGCTGGTGGACCAACTGGCCAAGCTGGCCGGCAAGCAGGCGGAATTGAGCGCGGTGATGCTGTCGCACGAGCCGAAAGTCGGCGGCGAGCCTCCGACGCCGACTGCGCCGCCAAACGCGGCGTTCCCGGCTGGGGCAATCGTCGTTGGCGGCAACGCCCAGGCGCACTTCCATCAAGCGCCCGAGAAAACCGTTGCCAAGGCCCCGGGCGAGGCGTAGGCTGCGGCGCATGGCAGCCTTGTACGTTGCGAGTCAACTGACTCATCCGCCGCCGCCGAACCCGCCGATCGGCTTCGGGAATAGCTACCGCGTCACATCCGCTCCGTCCTCATCTCTCGGCAGCGACGGCGACACCGCGATCAACACCGTCACCGGGGATTACTACACAAAGTTCAACGGTGCGTGGACGCTCTCCATGAGCAGCGGCGTTGGAGGCGGAGGCGGTCTGTCGGGCGACGGGGATCCGACGGCAACGTACCCGGCAGGACCGCCCAGCGGGCTTGAAGGCACGTCTTACGTGAACCGCCTGACGGGCCAAATCTTCTGGTGGTACAGTTCGCAGTGGAATTAAGCCCTATGAAATTCAAGGCATTGATCTTTTCGATTCTCTTGGCCGCTGGCGTAGTTGAGGCGGCGCAGACGCCGCTCTACGTCGGGAGATTCACCGGCAACGGCTCTGGCGTGACGAACGCGGCCAGCGTATTGAGCACGAATCAGACGACTCCTGTTGTGGTCGTGAACCAGACTTTCGACACCAGCCCCGGAGCCGCAACCTACACGTCCCCGCTCGTATTCGGCGGCGGCAGCAAGGGCGCGATCACGTCTGGCATGGCGATGTTCAACGGCTACCCGGATTATCTGCTGGGAATCGGATACAACACCAATTCCGGGAACAACGGCGACATTCATTGGGGACTCGGCTTCGAGCACGGATACGTCCAGCACACAAACTCACGCACTTCCGAGCTTTACCTGGTGTGGAACAACACCAACGCCAGCTACAATCGCAGGGTATTTCAGGCAAATGTGGACTGGGGAAACAACTTCTCTGGATCTGGCGTTCTCGGCACCAACTCCGTTGGCTATTCGACGTGGTTTTTTGACGTGAATGAGTTGGGCATCGGAAACGGACAAGGAGCCGGGGCAACGGATTTCAAAGTATCTTGGGGGGCGCGACCTAAGTTCCAGTGGCTCGCTGGCGATGTTGTTTTTGGAACGAACCAAGGCTTCACGATCAACCGCGACGTTCAGGCGAACTCCTTCTTCTTCAACACGAATTACCAAATGGGGATAGGCACGGCGACGGTCTATGAGAATCTGACGGTTTCCGCTTCTGGTGGCCTCTCCACCGTGGGCGTGGACGGCGGCGCCGGCAACAACTGGATCGAACTCTACTCCGGCACCACATCGGGTGGAATTATCTTCAGCAACGCCGGCTCCTTCAACATCGCGACCTCGACCGTCCGCACGAACAGCGGCCCGACCAACATCGTGACCGTGAACACTGCGGGGATGCAAGTCGGAGCGAACTTCTCTGTCGCAGTGCTCGGGAAATTGAATGTCGGCGAAACGTCCGGTGCGACCAATGCGGCATACAACTACCCGTTTGAGGTCAAAGTCGGCGGCAACCAGCATTTCACTGTCGCGTCTCGGAATAGCCTGGTTCGGCTCGCGGCTTACAATGACGCGGACGATACCCCCCAACCGCTCCAAATCCTTGGAGCAGTTAACGCGAGTACTGCTGCGGCTGGTATGCTTGGTGAAGTGTTTTCAAGTGCTGTGGCTAGTGGAAGCGCCGTTGTTTTGGCGACTGCGACTACAACGAATGTCACGAGCATTTCCCTGACCGCTGGTGATTGGGATGTCTCGGGAAATATAAACATCGCCGGTTCGACTGCGACTTACACCCAGGGAGTCGGCGGCACTTCCACTACTAGCGTCACGCTGCCGACGGATGGAACAGAAGTTTATTCTGGAGCGCAGTTCACTCTGCTGTCCGTCACGGACGGGCTGACCGTTCCACGGAAAGTGGTCAACGTGTCCTCGACGACCACGGTTTATCTGGTGGCCAAAGCGACGTTCTCGGCGGGAACGATGACCGCGTTTGGCAGCATTACGGCCAGGAGAATTCGATGAACAACCGCAGCGACCATCCTCGTTCATCGGGGCTGGTTGGTCTGACTGAGAAACCTTGAAAAGCAAACCATCTCTCGAACGTGCATAATGCAACCAGAACCAGAATGGGAGCCAGTGGGGAGGGGGTTGTGGGTGCTGGTGACGGTTTCGGTTTTGGGAGGGATAGCACGGCAGGCGCACCAATGGCTCGGAGGTCATCGCCCGACGTGGAAGCATCTGGTGGCAAGGGCCATCATTTCGTTGTTCATTGGCATCGTCTGCTCGTACACGCTCCCGCAAGAATCGCCGTGGAGTTTTGCCGCGACTGCGCTGCTCGGCTGGCTCGGGGCGGATGGGGTTGTTTTGCTTCTGGACATCGTTTTGCGAACTGACCGAAAGAAATGAAGTACGTCCGATTTTATCTTCACTCGTTCTTTTACGGCAACCCGTCTCGCGGTCGTGCTGCGGCGTGGCTGTTCGCGGACGCAGCGTCCGCATTGGTTTGGCTCATCGGCGCGGTTTCACTGTTCGGCTACATCTTGAACACGCCCTATCTTTACGACGGCTGGTTTCGAGGTTCGGTCGCCATGTCGCCGCAGACCGCGCTGGGATTTCTCCTGACGGGGAGCGCGCTGCTGTTTATCCACCGGGCGAAGGACACGCAGCTATGACCCCCGCTGAAGTAAGCTCTTGGACTGGAATCGGAACAGTGATCGGACTGATCGCGGTCGGCGTGATGAACAAGCTGGACGCGAGAAAGGCGAACAAGGCGGCGGATGCCGCCGCGCTCGCAGCGCAACATGCAGCCGAAATCGCCAAAGACACTCACACGCTGGTCAACAACAACATGGGAATTGCCCTGCTCCGGGCATGGAATCAGAGCAAGCGGATCGCTGAGTTGACGGCAGGGACCGCTGGCCACGCCGGAAACGTCGCGGCTGCTGAGGAGGATGAACGCCTGTATCGCAAGCACATGGAAAACCAAGCCATTGTGGACAGCAAGGTCCGACCGAAATAACCCGTTGCCAAAGCTGGCGGGCGGGACTATGGTTTCCCTCGAATGAAATACCTGCTTACCCCAATGCTGGCGGAACTGAGCGGTGAGGGAATGGTTCATCAACTCCTGTTCGTGCTGGTGGTTGGAATCTGCGTGCTGGCAATCTGGTGGGTCGGGCGATGGTTCATCACGAAACTTGGCGCCCCGCCGGTTGCAATGACTGTCTGGAACGGCCTGTTCATCCTTCTCGGATTGATCGTGGTTGTGAATTTCCTGCTCGGCCTCGTCGGCCATCCTTTCATCAAGTGGTAAACACGCAGAAACCAAAACAAAAACTATGGCATCAACTCGCGGCAAGAAAATCCTCCCTCTGTTTATCAGTTGGCATGTGCCCCCGTCGCTCGATCCGAGCGGCGATGTCATCACTCCCGGCAAGTGGGTCGTGAACCCTCCCGGCGTCATTGACCGGCCCGACATGGTGGACCGATTCCGGGAAACCCTTCCGCCGTTCCAGCAGGACAAGACGTACGTGATGAACGTGTACGTTCCCGTCATCAACGACCGGCTGGACATTGACCGGCTCGGCAGTCAAATCGCAGGCCCCGGAGCGGAGCGTTCGGCAAACGCGGCGCTGGCGGATATTGACAAGCTGCCGACGTTCTACGAAGCGGCGTGAAGCGGATTGGCCTTTTGCTCGCTGCCTGCGCGCTGTTCGCCTTGAGCGCCATCGCCCAAACGAACGGCATCGTTTCTCGCCGCATCGTAAAGAACTATTTGGTGCCAGCCGGGACAGCCCCTCTGACCGGCAACGAAAGCCGGGCTGGTTCAAAATGGGGACACACGAACATTTGGAGCACTGAGACAGTTGTGCTCGTCGGGCCGGGGCTTCCGCTGTTCACAAACCGAGTGCCGTTCAAGACCAACGTGACGTGGAAGCACTGGCCGGTGACTCCGCTACACAGTCCGAAAACAAAACCTGAAACCAAAACGAAAATATGAAACGAATGTTTGCCGCTCTATCGGTCGCGCTTTGCGTAATCGCCTTTACCGGCTGTGCCGGGAGGCTGACCCCGCAAGGCGCCGCCTCAGCCACGGCGTTGGCCGTGTACGCGTTCGGTGAAAACAACCCGAAGATCACCGAAAACATGCGGCGGTTTCAACCCGTCGCGTGCGACCTGGCGAAAAACCAAGGCGCGACCATTGAGGACATTGTTGGCGTGATTCAAAACACGGGCGACCTGGACAAAGACACCAAGAAGGTGTTGCTGGTCATTTCCACGATCTACCAGACCGCCGTGCTGCCGCACGGCACGAACACTGTCAGCACCCACCCGTATTTGGAGGCTGTGATTTGCGAGGGATGGGGAACGGGGTTGAGTTTATTGCCATACCCGCCCGATCCAACTCCGCCGCCGTCACTCAGCCGAAACGCGCCGCCAGCAAAGGTGGTCCGAGCGAAGTCGCCCAAGAAGCTACCGCCCGCCAAGTGGTTCATTGTGAAGTAGCCGATGCGACATTGGCTGCCGCTGTTCAATCGCTGTCCGCCCGCGCAGTGCCGCCTGCTCGCGCGCAAGAAGCGCGGAACGGAATGGATGTCCGTCCGGGACATCGCTTTTTCCTCCGGGCTTTCTCGGGCCGAGGTTGGAAAGCTGCAATTCAAAACCGACTGGAACCGGGTCGAGGTCGAGACGATGCACCGCTTCAGTCTGGCTTGCGGGGTGAACCTGTTGAGTTTGTCCGAGCACCGGGATTTCACGCGGCGCCGCCAACTCGTTTACCTGCGGCGGCTCACGGTGTCCCAGCGGCGACTTCACGACAAGCTGGTGGACCTGCTTTTGAGCAGCCGGAGGAAATCCTCGGCCTGAATCTGTGATCCAACGGAGGACGGCTTTGCCGGGCGATGTTCGGCGACGGCTGCCAATTTTGAACCAAATGTGACTCACCGCCGAGGTAATATCCCTTGCACATTTCACACCATTCTGGCCGCTCGTCGCTCATAGATGGATTACCGTCCCTGTGTTCTGCCGCTTCCCGACGTTCATCCGGTCCTCCTGCGTGATGATTTCCTCCGCGCACTCGGCGATCAACGGGTAGCTCAAGGCGTCGAAGATGTGCTTGTTCTCGTCGTTGACGACGAAATTGAGCCGGCCAGCGCCTTTCTTGAGGTCGCGCAGCATCCGCTGGACGGCCACGCATTGGGCGCTCACATGCAGCCGGCCTTGGGAGAGCAGTTTCTTGACGAGATTGATCCGCGCGCGAACCGAGCCGTTCGGCTTTGGCACTCCAATGACGGTTAGGCGGCCCTTGGAAGCGGCGAGGATTTCCAGCGCCGTGTAGGTGTTTCCGGCCGCGCTGTACTTCTCCAGCGCCGACGAGTCGGAATACGACGCCTCCAGATTGAACTCACGCCCGGAGTCGGACTCAATGTCCTCGATCAACCCCATGAAGGCGATCGTGAAATCCTCGATGGACACCCAATCGCCATGCCTGTCAGCGAAGTTCTCCATCTTGCCCGACTTGCCGACGCTCTCAAGTTCTTCGAGGACGTTGAAGTGCTTGCGGTCGCCGATGTAGAGGCGGTCAATGATGACGCCCGCGTGGTTGGCGTCGCCAGGGTCGAGGCCCGTCACCAAGTCAATCGAGCCGCGTGATGGCTTGATGACCTCGTAATCGTCCTCGCTGGCGAACTCGATGCTGCCCAAGACGTGGATCGCCGGTTTGAAGAACGACCGGAAGTGCCGCGACTGGTCGCCGTCGCCCCAAATCCATTTGCCCATCACATCTCGCGCGTACAGGCCGGGATCGTGCCGGCACTGCTCTTTGAGTTGGCGCAGCAGCCTCGGGTCGAGGCGCAGATTGTCCTCCGGGATCATGGTGATAACCTGCCGCTCGGCCATTGACTGCCGCCAGTCCGGCTGCGGCAACGGCTCGTAACCCTCAGCTTCGCAGCCGGCGACGTATTCATCGTAGGACAGCTTTGGCTCGACGAACCACGTCTTGTAAATCCATGAGTCCGGACCGCGGGGAGACGGATTGGTGTCGGCAATCCACAGGTGATCTTCGTATCTCAGATGCGGCATCCGCAGGCACGCCGAGGTGGTCGAGAGCACAATCCGGTCGGAGTCCTCCTTGTCGAACGCCATCAACTCGGGAAAGTAAATGCCGCTGAACTCCTGAGACTTCACCTTGTCAACGACATCGGGAACGTGGTCGAGCGAGAACAGCCGGCACTCGGATTCTCCGCCGTAACGGTTGCGGATGCTGAAATAAGGCGTGCGCGTGTCGCCGATGACTTTCCACCCGGGTTTGCCGTCGTTGTTGAAGCTCGTGTAATTGAAGCCAATACCGGCGCCGATCCATTCCGGGATGGTGACGCGGTGGAGGCTCTGCCAAGTGCCGCCCTCCTTCGAGTTCTTGATCGTTGGCGCGAACATGGCGAAGCTGGCGCCGGGAGTGTCGTACATGTGGCGGACGATTCGATGGAGCACCGCCCAGGTCTTGGCTGAAAATCTCGGGCCTTCAACGAGCAGAAACCGCGCGGTCGAATTGAACACATCCCATTGCAGACCGTGCTTGTTTGCGTTGAGGTCAGGAGCCCACGGTTGCGACATGCGCCCAAAATAGCCCTTGCGCGGGGCGGGCGGCAAGTCTTAGAGTCGCGGCGTGGTTGACCTCGATCTCGTCAAATGCGACAGCGACTTTCTGAAAGGAAGGTTCGATGCGGATGAAGCCAAGCGCACCGGCACGGCGGACGAGAAGAAAAAGGTTACGGACCTGCTCAACCGCATCCGCTCGCGCGTTCAGGAGGGAATGTCCCGCAATCTTGCCGACTGGCAATGGGTGTACGCGGTGGACAAGGCGCTGGACACGCCGTTCCGTCAGTTTTACCCGCGGCTTTTCGGCGCGCTCGAAGGCGGGGACCTCAAGGGCTGCTGCGACATCATGCGCGGGCTGAACCTCGACAACTGCATCAGCGTCACGAAGGACAAGGACGGCAAGGAGTCGTATTCGGTGAACGAGGAAAACTTCGTCATCTTGGTCGGCCTGTGCTCGTCATACCTCAAAGCCCGCTGGGCGAAGATCACCAACGACCGCCGGGCAAACCCGTTCCACAAATACGAGCCGGCGAAACTCACGACGGTCAACCGGACGAAATGCGAAGTCATCACCGACCGGGTGCAGGTGATGAGCGACCAGTACGGCTACTTCGAGGTTTTCAAGCAGGCCGTTCACAAGATGCTGGCCTACTCGTTTGCCATCGCGTTCATCAAAGAGGAGTGGCATACGGAGGAGCAGCAACGGACGGCGACGGTGAAGGACGCGCTGGAATCCGGCAATGGAGAGAGCGGCGAGCCGAAGGTCAAGGTGGGCGATCCGGTGGACGAGATCGTGAAGGAGGGCCTGCGTTACGACCTGCCCAAACCAAACCGCGTTTACCGCGACTTGGCGCACCCGCTCTACACGATCAACACCGACACCGGTTGCCAGTTCGGAGGCTATTGGCAAATCGTGCGGTATCGCGAGTTGAAGAACGCTGGGTTCTGGAACGACGACAAGATTTCGCTCGGCAACGGGACCAACCCGCTGGTGGATTATGGCAGCCAGTACTTCCAAGTTTACGACAACGCGATCAAGGTCGCCCCGTGCTGGCGACAGCCGACGGTGGACGACACGGCGGTTGCTCCAGGCGCGAACACGAGCACCAACCTCGAAGCGAACTTGGCCAACCAGTGGTACGGCACGGACCATCTGGACCAGGGCGCGCTCGTCACGAATCATTTCGAGAAACTGGTGCCGAAAGACAACGGGCTGGGAGACTATCCGCATCCGGTGTGGTTCAGGTTCGTCATGGCGGGCGACGGCTGCACCGTCCTGTGGGCGTGCGCGCTGCCACATATCCCGATGTGGTACATGGGCTACGACGCCGACGAGTCGCGCGCCAAGAATCCTTCACTGGTGATGGAGATTCTGCCGTACCAGTACCAGTTCGAGACGGCGCTTTCGCAGATCATCCTGAGCAACCGGCAAAACCTGTCTAACCTGACGCTGCTCAATACCGACGTGCTGGACGACAAGCAGGATTGGGTTAAGGAGATCGCCGGCTGGGGGAACACGATTTGGAAGAAGCTCAACATCGTTCCGGCGTCATTCAAGCGGCTGAACCGGCTGCTGCAAAGCAATTCGAGATCGCAGCAGGAGATGGGGATTTCATTGACACTACCTAAGGCGAGCCTGCAAGAACAGATTGCTGTGGCCAACATGGTTCTCGCCACGTTGGAGCGGGCGCTTGGAATGTCGAATCAGGAGATTGCCCAAACGGCCAGCCACGAGATTTCCGCGACCGAGACGCGCAACCTGGCGGCGGCCACGAGCAACCGGCTGACCTTCACGGCGACCGCAGCCGACATCGGACGCGATGCGTGGAAGAAGCAGAGTTACGCCTACCTGATGGCCTTCGGAGACGACGACTTTTATGGGCACATTCCCGCCGACAACCCGATCACCCAAGAGCAACTTGAGAAGATGGGCTTTACCTACGTGGACCATGATGACTTGGCTGGTACGGAGAAATACCGGCGAGTACGCGCCAAAAAAGAGACATTGGCGCTCCCGCTCCACGAATTCGCGAGCACGCGCGACGGCGAGGACCGCACCAGCGACTCAGCCATCGCGGCGGTGATGGCGACCTTGGCCCGAGACGTGATGAACAACCCGATGCTGGCCCAAGCGGTCGGAGCGGAACAAGGGTTGCAATGGATCAACGCCATCGGTTACTTCTCGGGGATGCCGAGGGACTTCAAGTTGCGCATGGCCGGGAAGCCGCTGGAGCAGCAGCAGGCCGAGATTCAGCAGATGCTCAAACAGGTCGCAGAGCAAACGCTGGCGGCGGCGGATGAGCACATCATCAAGGCGATCACACCGCTGGTGGAGCAGGTGAAATCGCTCGGGCAGGAGATGGCTCTGGTCACTCGCTTTTTGGGTATCGCGGCGAACGGAAACGGGAACGGCGGGCCGCCGCTGGTCACGCCTCCCGGAAATGCTCCGATGATGTCACCGAGGATGTGAACGCGGGCCACAAACATTCTACGCGATGGGGCTTTGGCGAAACCCTGTATCACAAGATGACTGGCGGCAAGGGCATGGTGACTGGCATCATTCTCCGCCACAATGCGCCCCCGATTTACGGAATGGTGTTCTCGGATGACGTGTCCGAGAAGAACTGTTACGAGTTCGAGTTGACCGAGGAACAACCGACCGTAGTGACGAACGACACATGAACACCGAGAGTTGCGATTGCAGGAATGTTGGCCCCGGAAAGATCGAAAAGGTTGGCGACTTCGCTTTTGATGAAGATTTCACGCACATTTACATTTGGATTCCTGGCATCAAGGGGCCAGACGCGATTCAGATTCAAAAAGGACCGGCTGGCGGCAATCGCGTTTGGGGATGGGATGGGAACGTGGACAAGCCGACGCTCACTCCAAGCATCCACTGCCTCGGCGAGTGGCATGGGCATTTGGTAGCCGGGAGATTGGTTTCATGCTGAACATTCAACCCATCGCGCTTCCTGAAGTCGTAGCCAACAGCATCCGCAAGTGGCTGGGCGCGGACGGCGCGGCCGACTTCATGCAATGGCTGGTGACGCTCGACGCAATCCTGACGGCGGAGGCTGGAAATCTGCTCTTGCAGGCTGCCGAGGACCCGTCCAAGGTGGACGAAGCGCGGGCGAAGGCGGACGAGGCGGCGGAGATTCGCCGGTTCATCGAGCGCATCAATAAGGCCAGGACGAAAGACTTTCAATTTGAACAGTGCGAGATCGCGCCGGTTACGGTAAGCCAAACCCCGAACCTCGACACCTGAACAGTGAATCGCCTGCGAGAATTCAATGGGGTGAAATTAAAGTTTGACGATTACGCGGCCATCGCGACGTGCATCATCGCCAACATCTATGTGTGGTTCGTCCTCTATCGCAAGTTGCTGTCCCTCAAATGAGGCTGAAACTTATTGTCACCACTGCGACGACTGGCATTCATCCAGAGTTCGCTGCTCAACCGTGCAGCACGAAACTGAGGCTGCTATCTTGCAGGCCGTTGCGAAGTGTGATTCCATTCCTCAAGTGAACCAATCAAACCTATGACCCAATCCCCAGAACTCGTCATCAAACGCACCCAAGTTATCGTGGACGCGCCCAAGCCGCCGCCCGAGCCTGAGAAGGTGAAGCTGCCGGAGACGGAGGCGGAATTGCAGCAACGCCGCAAGGACGTGGAGGCGGCGATGTGGGGGCCGAAGCCAAAGCCTGCGCCTGCCGCTCCTGAACCGGAAACCACCGCCGATGCCGCGCCGCCCGCGCTGGACGAAGGTGGCGCACCTGCTGCCGCCGCGCCCGCCGCTGCTGCTCCACCCGCTCCCGCCCCGGTTGACACCGATGCGCTGATCGCCAAGACGGCGGCCAAGATCGGAGAGGAAGTGGGCAAGGCGATGGATCGCCAGCCGGCGAAACCCGAGCCAGAGCCGGAGGCCGAACCAGAACTCACGCCCGAGGACGCACGCGACGCCGAGATCATCGCCAAGATGGAAGAACTCGATCCGTCAGTCAAAGGCAAGGCGGAGGCGTTCAAGGCGTTTGCCCTGCGGCGGTATGACTACGAAACGGCGTGGCGCGAGAAACACCCAGGCGCGACGTTCAATCCCGACGACGCCGAGCACGAGGAATTTTACAAAGGCCAGCCCGAGATTGACCCGGACGCTTTTCAGGAGGCCAAGGACGAATTGCGCGTGGATCGAAAGGTCGCGCAGCGGCTCAAGCCGATTGAGGAAAAGACGGCGGCCGACGAGCGCCGGACAAAGACCGACCAATCCATCGCCGCCGCCGCACCCAAGATCGCCTCGAACGTGTCGGAAAAGATTCTGGACACGGTTGGCCGGGTCAGCGCCGACGTAGCTGCGTTGCTCAAAGACATGAACCCGCTGGCGCTCAAGCCGGAGGAAATCGCGACGCTCGAAGAAGCCGACCCGATCGTGGCCGAGGTCTTGGGGCCGCTGGTGACGAACCAGTTGGCGCCGATGCTCATTGAGTTGGAAAAGTCGGTTGCGCCCGGCGCGGAGTACGCGCTCGACCCGCGCACCAACCCGGTCCATGCCGAGATCGCCCGCTACCTTGGCAAGTTCGAGGAGTCCAAACCTGGCCTGCGCGAAGGGCGAGAGTTCCTGACGCTGGCCGAGATGAACCGCCGGTCGCTCGCGATTCTGAACGGCAAAGGCTCGGACGAGGCCAAGCGTGGCAGGCTGGACGACCTGCAATCGCGCCACTGGACGGCCACGGTGGACGACATCCAAAAGACCATCGTGGACGACATTTCGACCCGCGCGAAGGCCGCGGTGGACCGCATTGACGGCCTCGGCAGGCGCAAGTACAAGCCTGAACCGAAAACGACCGCCGCAAAACCCGCCGCGCAGCCGACAGCACCAGAACCGCCGCAGCAGCCCGCCGCCAACGGAAAACCACGCCCGCCTGCGGTCGCTTCGCAGGCTACTGTGATGGACACCTCGCGCGCCGGCAAACAAGCCGGCAAATCTTTTGGACAAACCGCTGTTGAGGTTCATTGGGGCTGATAGAGTTTTTCCAGCCGAAACGCCGTTTGGATCCGGCGCGGACGCGGAAAAACTATGGCTGATCGTTTCCTGGAGACACCGTGTCAGGTGTCCATTTCCAATAACTACGACACCTGCGGGACCATCACACGCGCGTCTATCGCGCATCTGACCCCCACCCAACTCGAATCGCTGTTCAAGCCCGGCGGACTGTTCGCCGACATGGACGCTTGGTTTCGCACCTCGTTTGAAATGCAGGCGTGCGGGACCCGCACCAACGGCATGTACGAGTGGCTGATGTCCTCGAACAAGCAGATGGGGCATCTGGTCAACACCCGGAAGGTCGAGAAAGGTCCTGGATTGGTCGAGCCGTTCGTGCTCGGTCGCCAGAATTCCGTCATCAACAACGATTATTGGGCGCTCACCGGCGGCGTGGCCAACAGCGGTTACACGCCCGACACACCAGCCAACGCCGGCACGGGCGCCATCAGCGCCGGCCCGCTGACGACCGCTCAGAAGGCGCTTGGAGCCGCTGGCGATCGCGTCATCCGCGTCATCACCCGCTACGGTTTTGAACTGACGGCTAACTGGTTCGTCTCCAAAGATCGCGTGATGATCTTCGGCAAGGCGACGGGAGGTTATTCGACCCGCGGACAGTGGCGCGTACTCGCCGCGGCTGCCAACACGGCCGGGACTTATGTGGACGTGCTCGTCACGAGTGAGAACGGCGGATCGGCAACGCCCTACGACACCGCGCCGACGACTGGCGTGTTGCTGGCACTCGGCAACAACGTCAACGATTACGAAAGCTGGTGCTACAACCGGCCCACGCAAGATCCGCGCAAGCGCGTGCCGTTCTGGTATCAGACGATGCGCCGCACCCGCTGCGTCAGCCAGCAATACCGCGAGGTCTTTGCCCGTCTCATGGAGTCCAACAAATACTTCCAGGAGTTCGGCGACCTGCCGCTGGCCGAGCGCAACCGCCAGGACGAGGAAGAATACCAGCACCGCTGGGTCAACACGTTCTTTTGGGGCAAGGCCATTTCCGCCAACCAGACGCTCGCCAACTGGCAGTCGCTCGACCAGATCACGACCGTCTCGGGTGTCAACGCCGATCCGGCGATCGTCGGAAACCTCATCTCCTACCGCGCCAACATGGTCGGCGTGTACGAGCAGCTTCGCGCCTGCGGTCGCGTGCGCGATCTCCAGAACAACAAGCTGAACTTCTACGAGTTCCTGGACGAGATTTACAACATCTACCGCGCCCGCAAGTCCCAGGGCAAGCCGGCCAACTCGATTGACGTTTACACCGATTCCGTCACGGCGGCCAACTTCGAGACGGCGGCGATCAACTACTACAAGAACGAGTACGGCGACATCCTGCGCATCCCGCTCGAAGTCACCGAAGGCCAGAACATGACGCTCGGGTTCGCTTGGCGCTCGTACAAGTTCAAGCGCCCGCTGGGCGTGACGGTGAACATCATCACCCACGAGTTCTTCGACGACATGCTCAACGCGGGCATGACCGAATCGGTCGGTTCGAGCACGCGGTTCATGGCGATTCTCGATCTCGGAAAGGGTGGCTCAATCTACCCCGGCCTGATCGCCACGAACATGAAGAAGCGCACGCACGGCGAGCTTGAGCAGATGGCTCGGATTGACTCCACGGTAAAGTGCGTCATGGAAAGCGTGACGGAGGAATTCTCGCTGATGTCGGAATCAGTTACCGCCATAAATGACTGTCCAGCAAACAGCCTTTGGTTGGAGGGGCTACAAGACGCTGTTCCCTCGACTGCCGGTAAATCCGGGGACTACTATAACCTGTACGTCGATTTGTATTAAGTTTCTGTAATTCAGCTACTTACACAGGCCCGGATTCGTCCGGGCCTTTTTATTTTCCAAAGCTCTTTACATCACAAACCGCTTTGTGATAAATGAAAGCAATGACATGCACAAAAACCCACACGCAGTTGCCCTTGGACGCCGGGGCGGTAAAATCGGAGGGCGTTCCCGTTCGCGTCGGAAAGTTCTTGCGGCTCGCAGGAACGTCAGACTTGCAGGACAAGCGAGAAAGAAGGCTGCAAGCAATTCGGCGCTACAAGGCCAAGCTCAAAGCGGAAACCCGCATTGACGGCAGGCTGTTCCGGTTCGTGTTTCGGAATCCTGAATATCGGAGGATCGAGAAAACGATTGATTGGAAGAAGGTGTTTGCCGAAAGCCGATCTGAGATGAAGCCGATACCGCTGTCGGAGCACTTCCAGGCCTGGGCGGCAACCGGCGATGCCAACATGCTTAGATTTCTGTCGGTGCTGCTGGCCCTGAACTACCGATCAATTTGCGAGATCAAGCACAACCACGTTTCGCAAATGCTTTTCAAGCGACCGTCGCAGCGGATGTCGAGGGAGAAGCGCAAGGAGGTAAACGCGAAGTATCGCGATTATCGCAAGGAGTATTACAAGAAGCGCAGGACTGATCCTGAATACGTCGCTCAACTCCGCAAGCAGGGCGCCGTGGATTTTCAAAAACACAAGCAGCGCATTTACGCCTACCGCAACAACCGTCGCAAGACCGACCCCCAATACAAGATCAGTAGCAACCTCCGCACGTACATCTACCAGCGCGTCGGCAAGAAGAACACGACGGGCCAGAGCCGTTTCCGCGAGATCGTCGGTTGCTCGATTGAGGAGTTTTGCAAATGGCTGGAGTCCCATTTGGCACCCTGGATGAATTGGACGAATTATGGTTCCGGTCCCGGGCAATGGAGCATTGACCACACGCGGTGTTGCGCGTCGTTTGACCTGACGGACCCCGAACAGGTGAAGCAGTGTTTTCATTATTCCAATATGAAACCCATGCTCCACCGCGACAACCTCTCCAAAAGCGACAAACTTCCCGCAATCTCGTGACCCTCAAATCCTCAATCCTCTCCGCCGCGAAAGCCGACGGCATCCCGGCCTCCGCTGACGGCCTGTGGCACATCAAGAAGATCACGCTGAACAAAGACATCACGGCGCCGAAGGATGGCCGCGAAGTCCATGTGCCGGCGGGGTCGTACACGCAGTTGTGGCGCTGGACAAACGATACGGTGGGGAAACGGCTGTCTGGCGAGCCGACCGAACCGGGCGAACTGGTGATGACGGACTCGCCAGACGAGTTGAACACGCATCTGAACTTCATGCTGCGGGCGCGCGGGCGGGTGTTGATTTCCGGCTTGGGCCTCGGCTGTGTCGTTCGCGGATGCTTGGCCAACCCAGCAGTGTCTCACGTCGTCTGCATCGAGCGCGACGCCTCCGTTCTGAAGATGGTGAAGCCGCACATGCCGTCGAATCGCCTGACCATCCTTCAAGCCGACGCGATTAGTTGGGTGCGCAACAATCTGTCGCGCCAGCGATTCGACTGCGCCTGGCACGATCTTTGGAGTGACCCCGATAAGCCCGAGCCGCATTTGCAAGTGAACCACTCGGAACTTTTTGTCCGGTGCCACGGCAAGGTCGGATTTCAAGGCGCGTGGGCGTTTCCGAAACAGGAGAAGCGGTTGTGGATGCGAAGCGTCGGCGGGATCATCGCATGAAAGTTGTTGACACCTTGCGCACTCAGGCGTAAAAAGGAGGCGCAACGATCAAATATGAACCTGAAATTATGAACGCCACGCCTGAAATTACTCCCGCAGAGAAACTGCCCAAAGTCCCGCAATGGTGGTGGGATTACGGACTGAACCAAGAACTCGCAAAGCGCCAGCGCGAAGGTGCGGCGTTTGACGAGAAGATCGCCGCAGGATCATCCGACCTATGAGCACGAAATCAAACGACGGCGGGCCAGCCTTTCCAGTTGGCTTCCGGGAATACGACCAAAAGATTCACGGCAAAGCTCCAGCGTTGGGACTTGCGGGAATGAGTCTCCGGGCCTACTTCGCTGGACAGGCGTTGAATGGAATGTTGGCGAGTGAATCCACTGGCGACGGCATGATGCCAGCGAATGAGCCTCGCGCCACTTGGGAAGCCCGCACAGCGGAACGGGCATGTGATTGGGCTGATGCCCTCATCGCCGAGCTTCAAAAGGAGACGCCGTGACCGACGCCGAACTTCGCGATCTGGACGCCTGGATTGCCGAGCAGGTGATGGGGTTCAAGCTGAACGCCAATGGAATGATTGAGACGTGGCCGCGCGAAGGAGTAAGGCATGATTTGTGTGTGGCCAATTACACCACCGACCCCGCCGCCGCGATGCAAGTGTTGGAGAAGTGCGCGGACGAGGTTCACGCTTACGAGCTTCAAATCGTGTCACCTAGGAACGGCGGGTTGTGGCATATCAGTTCAGGAAAGAGAAACACCCCGCGTGTAAACGCTGAAACCCTCCCCATCGCCATCTGCCGATTCGCCCAACAACTGTTCTCGAAATGAAACGCCTGACCATGCTGGCCGCGCTGGACGCCTGTGGAGGGTATGGACAGACCGCCATCGCGTTCGCCCGCGGCATCGAGGCGCTGGCGGGCGCGAAGGTGAGCATCCGTGCCTCGTCGGTGAACGAGCGGTGGGCGAAGATTCCTGAGGACATTCGTGAGCGCATTGTGAGCGGGCCGCAACCGGGCGAATGGGAGTTGCTGATTCACCATCCCAACTTCGTGCCGACGCCGGGGAAGAAAACGGCATACGTCACTATGAATGAGTCCACGCGGTTGAACCCGCTGTCGGTCCACCTGCTGAACCAAGCGGCGGTTGTGATCGTGCCGTCGGAGTTCTGTGCGGTGACGTTCTCGGCGAGCGGGGTGACGGCGCCGATTCGGGTTGTCCCGCTGGGGTTCGATCCAAAGATTTACCGCTGGCGGCCGATGCCTGACGGCGGAGGCGTCGTGTTCGGAACGGCAGGCAGCGTGGCCGGCGGGGAGTCGCGCAAAGGCTTGGGCGAAGTGGTGACAGCTTTCCGTAAAGCGTTCCCGCTCGACAAAGGGCTGAAGGTGCGTCTGAAGATCAAGTGCCACCCCGACCGCGAAACCGATGTGTGGACGGACGACGACCGGATTGAACTCACAGCAGAGCATTTGAGTGACACCGCGCTGGCTGAGTGGTACGCGAGCCTGACGTGTTTCGTCTCCGTGTCGAAAGGCGAGGGATTCGGATTGATGCCGTTGCAGGCGATGGCGTGCGGCCGGCCAGTGATCTCCCCGAAGTTCGGAGGCGTGAGCGAGTACTTCAAAGAGGATCGCGGATACGTCATGCCGCACACGCTGGTAGCCGCGCCGCCGCCATACTGCGGGCACTGGTGTCATGTGAAGGAAACAGACCTGATCGCGGAGATGGGCATGTTCTACGCCTTTTACGCAACATCGGGTGACGGCAAATCCGAGGCGATGGCCGCTGCGAAGTTCACTTGGCAGTCATCGTGCGAAAAGCTGGTCGCCGTGCTGGATGAATTCGGCGCGCTGGCGGACGCGCCGCAGGAGTTTCACGCGCTGTAAAGGTAAGCCTATGCCAATCTTCGATGTAAAACCAATATCCGAAACCAAGCGCCTACTTGCCTGCACAGAGCAAGAGGCGCAAACCAATCTGGAAGTCGCTGCTCGACGACTACTGAATGAGGCGAGATGGCATCCATATCGGTCGAAAATCCGAGAACTCCAAAAGCCGCTGTTGCAACTCCGAATGGCGAGGCGAAAATCAGCATGACATCAATCAAAACCATCTTGGGAAACCGGCTCGTCATTCGGAGAAATCCTGCCGCAGTAAACGGTTGGCTGCCCAAGCCTCATCCGATGGCGGTTGCGCCGCAATCACCAGACGACCGCGAGCCACACTTCGAGGCTGTCGTGATGGCCGTTGGAGAAAATCTTTCCGAGGACATCAAGCCCGGCGACCGCGTGATCTGCGGCGCGCACCCGAGTCAGAACCGCGTCGGTACGCGCAAGGTTCTGTGGCGCGGTGAACCGGCGGAACTGATTTCGACACTTGACGTGGTTGCGGTGATTGAGTGATAACGCACTTTCGGGATTAGTTCCCCGCCCTGGAGAGGACGGCGCGAGCCGACGCCACATGCTGGCCAACGCCGACCCGCTCACTGACTGGCCAGCCTGAAGAAAGGCAAACAGTGAAGAAGGCAAATGCAGTATTAAGCTGGGTGTTGGCGCTGTCCATTATCGCCCTGATCGCAGCCGAAGAACACGCACGGAGAACATGGCGCGACCGGGCATCAACTGCGCAAATCGGACTGGCGAGAGCCACGCTGGAAATCTCCGCGCTGAAATGGCTGAATGCGTCCGCGATCAAACACAACGAGCAGGCGTTTCAGGGCTACCTGAAGGCGTCGGGGGATCACATCAAGCAGCCGGAAAGGAGCGGGCAATGATCGCTTCAGATTATTCTGTTCGCCGCAGCCAATACAACGGAACCAGATTCGGGCTGAAACTGGTCATCATTCTCAATCTGATTCTGACCCTCGTGTTCCTACCATGCCAGCGCGCCAGCGCGCCAGTGCCAGTCGGCCTTGGTGTCGCCCTGAAATGTGTCGCCATCGGGGTGATAATCCCCACCGCCATCATAATTTGGAAGTGCGACCAAGAGCACTACTTGGTTCGCTACCAACTCGACGGAGAGGACCCGTGGTGGTCCGCGTCCAAGGCCAACGAGACAACGAACGGAAAGCTCGGAGGGCGGCGCTGCGAGGGGCCATGGTCGTCTCCAGACGAGCCGGCGTTTCGCGCATGGGTGAATAACAAGGACCCGGGCTTTCCAGTGTTCCCATGCGGGCCGCTGGGAAAGATACCGGGACCGAACACTAACGCGCCAGCCTTCATCAGCCTTCAGCAGAGCCGCGACGGTGGAGCATCGTGGACGCCGTTGGTATCTACGACGGCTGACCCTGGCGACAACCTCTCGTTTGTTGTGTTCCTGACGAACGCAGGCACCAACGGATTAACAGCGGACCAGTTGCGCCAAGTGCAGGATTGCGATGTTGCGGTGACGAATAGCGCGGCCTCGCCATCGGCCATGTTCAGGCTGGCGGGGAGAGAAATCATGCCGACCGCCGAACGCCATCAGGAGCAATGATGCTGACTCCGTTAATCCCATCTTGGGCCTGCTACGCCGCCGCTGCCGTTCTGGTGGCGGCATTGCTGCTCGGGGTGTTTCTCAACTGGTATGACGAATGAAAGGAAGTTAGTCGCGTGAATCCAAAGATCGCGAGCCGATCCAGCACGTACGCCTTGGCAGGCGGAGGCTTCATCCACATTGACCGCCAGATCATACCTATCGTGGTGCCGCGCCGTTCAGGTGGGGTTCCGCCCCTAAAGCCGAAATCAACGGCCAGGACAAAGGCGAGCCTGACCTCGCCGACTCCCAGGATGAAAAGAGGCCCACAGCGGAGGCGCGGTGCCACAAAACAATGAACCAGAAAACAGCAAACGCAGTAGTTGCATATCACATGATCGAAAAAGCAAAGGAACTTCTCGCGACAGACTCATGGGGGTCTTTCGACAACATGCCGGAGCGTATCGCGTATCCGGTGATTTGCTCGCGCTGCCACAGGAAGTCGGTGGACGCGAAAGACCGGCTGAAGAAGTGCGGACTGCCTCAACCTGACGGAACCAGATGCACCGGCATTTTTGTACCGAGGGATGCGGTCAAGGAGTAAGCCAATGGCCGACACGGACCCATTCGATGAAGATGAGGACGAGGGCGACCCGACGCTCGACCCGGATTGGTGCGAGGTTTGCCAGGGACGAGGCAAGGTGACGACCGCCGACTACGAATCGTATTTCGGCGCGTGCTACAAACCGTGCCCGAGATGTCACGGAAACCCATGCCACGACGAGCCTCCGTGTTCTTGAAGCAGTTCATCACTTGACACCATCGCCAAACGAGTCAACCCTTGCAGAGAAACCGGGCCACGGTTGTTTTGTTCGATTGGTATTGGGAGCGCGCCGCGGCTGAGGTCGTGGCGCGTTTTAACAACTGCGGGCGGCGGGTCATAATCCGACCGAGCCTCATAAGCTTTGGAAACGTGGTGAAACTCCACGGCTTCGCAACCACTCTCCAGCGCGGCGAAATCAGTTCGTTGTTGCGCCGTCCCGCCTGCGGTGGTAACAAGCGGGCATGAGTCCTTTCACCAAGGCCGAAGCGAAGGCGCTGATTCCTGACCCGACGAGCAGCCTGTGCGGCGTGTTCGTAAAAACTTTGCTCCAACTCCCGGTTTTTTTCTACCAGTGGATTTCCTCATTTGTCGGCGACGACGGCGAATACATCCGCACGGTTGAGCCGGGCGACCTGATTTATTCGTTCGCGCCGCTGGTGAGCAACCAGCATCGGCTGCGGTGCGATGGCGCATCGTATTCCACCACGACCTACGCCGTGCTCTACGCCGCGATCGGCAACGCCTTCGACACGATGGACGGACAGAGCGCGCCTGGAGCGGGGTTCTTTCGAGTGCCCAAGTGCGGTGCGCGCTTCCCGCTGGCAACCGGAAGTCTTCCATTATCTGGCGCTGTGGCCCTTGGATCAGTCAGCGGCGAAGAACGGCACGTCTTGCTCGTAGCTGAGATGCCGAAGCACAAGCACGCGACGACGCTTCATCGTTCGAGTCCCGACAGCGGGCCGGACAATCTGTTCGCCACGGGCAACGGTCCAGACGACGGCGGAGATTATCCTGACCAGACTTACGACACCAGCGAGGTTGGCAGCGACACGGCGCACAACAACATCCCGCCTTACTTTGGAGTTCACTGCTACATCGCGACCGGAATCTGATGGGCTTTTTCAAACAGCGAACGACGCCGTTGGCCGTGCTCATCACCCAAGTTTGGGATCGTCAGGCCTCATCCAGCAGCGTGTACCGGACGAACTATCTCGGCTACACCTGGCCAGCCATTGATCTTGTCCCAGCCTCCGGCAGCGTTCCGTCGCACGGTTTGTTTCACGGTCCCGAGGGCGATATTGTCATCAACCACGGCGATTACATCTCGCTTCGCCCGGCCACGGGGAGGGTATCCGCCTCTAGCTGGTACAATTTCGTCGGCTTCTACGAGGAGGTGCTGAATGTCCCAAACTGAAATACTCGCATATTGCGCTGGATTCTTCGATGGTGAAGGCACTGTAACTATCACCACGGAAAAAACAAAAGTGAAAACCGGACGGCGAAACCACAGGGTTCAGATAAACGCCTCACAAAAGGAGATTCGTCCTCTGCTGCTGTTCAAAAGCACGTTTGGCGGAAGCGTGAGACTGATAACCAAGAGGGGAATACGATCTTGCTATACGTGGTGGATATGCGGTCGAGAAAAGCAACTGCTATTCTTGGAGACAATTATTCCTTTCTTGCTGATAAAAAGAACTGAGGCTGAAATCGCCAAACAATTTCTAGGCACAGTTCGAGAACGGAATGTTCGTGGCAGGATTGGCCAAATAGCGAGAACCGAAGATTCTGTTTACGAATTGCGGGAACGCCTCTACACGCAGTCAATGAGCGTGAGGCGCAGAAAAAGTCTTATGGAGGATTCGGCTGGCCAATACGAATTCCCGGTTTCGTCGGTGCTGATCGGACACAACTGATTCTATGGCTGCTCCAAAAGGAATCCCGGTCGCACCTCTAACTGGATTGTTGGACACGCGAAGCCTTCCAGATTTGTTGCCCCAAGGAGCATTGCGCTTTCGCCAAAACTGGCAGACGACCGGAGAAGGCAAGTTGCGCCGCGGCTGCGGGTGGACCAAGGCGTTCTCGCAAACGCCGTACAACAATCAGGATTTCCACGATCAACTGCTGCTGTTCGGCGGGACGGTGCGCGAGCCTGTTACTGGACTGTTCGAGTTCCAGTCCGCGCGCGGCATCCGCTCGTTCTGGCTGACGACACAGAGCCGGATTGCCAAACTGAACGAGACGACGGGCAACTGGAAGATCATCGCCAGCGGACTCGGCGGCGGGGCGGGAACGGATTGCAGTGGGCCGCGCTTCAAGGCGGCGAACGTCGGCGATTACGTGATCTTCACCAACGGCCACGACCGGCCCAAGGTTCACCGCCTGGAGCAACCGCCGTTCGACGACGTGCTGATTGCGGACCTGCCAGATTTGGAACTCATCGGACTGACCAAAGCGGCGCTGGCGTTCGCGTGGAAGGACATCGTAATTCTGGCCGACGTAGAGATGGACGGCGAGCGTCACCCGAACCGATTCGTCTGGTCCAACCTCAAAGACCCGCAAGGGTTTGATCCAGGCAATCCCGCCAGCATCACCGGCCAAGACGAGTTCAACTACGGCGAGCGCATCTTGGCTGGCGGACCAACGACCGCTGGCACGTTCCTGATGTACACGACGGAAGGCATTTGGGAACTGAGCACGGTCGGCGACTCCCGCGTGTTCGTGAAGCGCGAGGCGTATCCAGGCCGCAAGGCTGATTTCACCGGCTGCCTCAAGTACCAGAACACGCTCGTTGACATCGGCGGCGACCACATTTACATGGCGAAGGACGGCATCTACGCCTTCAACCCGTATCGCTCGGCACCGGAGTTGATCCTGTGGCTGCACCGCGCGTCATCCGTGCTGTTCGACGACATTGACGACAGCGCGTGCGCGGCCTCCATCGGATGGTTTCACGATTCCGAAGCGTTCTTCTCGGTCAAGCGCAACTCAGATGTCGGCTGCCCTGGAATCACGCTCCGCATCGAAACTCAGTTCAAGGTCGCCGACGTGATTGACCGCGGGTTCACAGCGGCAGCCAATTACCGGCCGCAACCGATCCAGACCATCCGCGACTTCATTCTGGACAAACGCATCTGCGACTTGAGTGGGTTGACTGAATCGCTGCTCTCAGAGGATCTGCCGCCGCCGTTCGAGAACGAGGGCTTGCCGTCACCGCTGGCCGAACCGACGGCGGCGTTCGTGCCGCAACAGTTCTACACCGAGAATTACCAGATCATCGGAGATGTCGTGACCGAGGATTGGAACAAGGCGACGGCAGACGCGGATTCGCTGTGCGCCCTGCTGGGCGACACGACGCTTGATGACCTGTGCATCAACTGCGAATCCGTCTCGGTGCTCATCGCCGCGTCGTCTCGGGATTGGTGTTTGAAGCAATTCGGCGGGTTTTACCGGGAACGGTGCGCCAATCCGACAGCGACCGGGAACTTGGAGCAAACGGTAAACCTGCTCGACTCTGGCGTGGACTTCGCGTTTGTCGTGGACGAGTCGGCGAGCCTGCCAACCGTGCGTGCGATCCTGACTTCGCTGTCGCTGACTTTGGAGGCCAATTTGAGGGCGGCGCATGTCGGCGCCGGAAGCGTGCCCAACCGATACAGCGTCGTCGCCTTCGGTTACGGCGCGGCGGCGGAGACACAGGTTGACTGGACAGACTCCGCAACGTTTGCCGCAGCCATGCCCACGCTGGGTCCAACGCATGGCGGCGGATTGGAGGAGGACGCCTACGAAGGCATTGACTTCGCGATCAACAATCTGGCGTGGCGGGACTCCGATCGGGTGACAAAACTCATCTTTTTCATCACTGACGAAGATCGAAATGTTTGGCTGTACACGAACGGCGTCGGCCAGGCGGGGCATTTTGCCAGCCTGAAAGCGCAGTTGGTTTCGGGCGGGTTCTTGCTCGCCGGCATGACGAGGGATGCGGCGGCAGGAATGAAGGATGCGTCCAGCAATCTCATCATTGCCTGCGATTCGACGGTGAACCTCGTGACGGAAGGTGACGGTAGCCAAACGTCGGCGACGGGAAAATCCTATCGCTCAGACGGCGCGGGCGGGTTTACCGAGAGCGCTGGCGTGGACACGGTATCCGCTGCGTGGGTAAGCGACAGTCCAGGCAAGCCCGACGGCGCGCAGACGGAATACTTCGATCTGCTGATGGACAAGCAGATCGCCGGTTACTGGTTTAATTACAGTCGGTACGAAAGTGGCGGGCCTGTGGCGGCGTCCGTGCTGGGAATTATCGTGCCGGTGCTGTCCGAGCGCATCCGCCTGGAACTGAACACCGAACTTTACACCTCCGCCGTCGGCAGCTACATCCTCGACGGATACGATTCGATCATCCGGTTCGCCCCACTCTCTCAGGAAGGCGCGCAAGTCATCGTCGAACGCTTTGGGCTGAAAGGCATTCCCGCCGTTCAGGCCGAGCCGAGAGACATCGAATTGCGTTGCGGTGTCTCAGGCCAGACGGCGGATTCAAACGACGATCACTGCCCGATTGTCTGGCTGGAACTGACGCCGAAGCAACTGCGCTGCGTGACTGACCGCACGGCGGCCCAGCACACGGCGGCCAAGACCGTGCCGGCGCAGGACATCTCGTGGCGCTTCCATCGGGTCGGAAAAGTCGTGCATCTGGAATTGAAGATCACCGGCACGGGCGGAGATTGTGTGTTGAGCGGCGTTGTCGCGAGCGCGAAGGCGACTCCGGCGAGGAACTTCTGATGCGCGTCATCATCCTCGACACCCAAACCGGTATCAGCCATGAAGTAGGCGACGGGCAGAGTTCGTATTATTGGACGGACGGCAACGGTTCATGCGATTGCAACCGGCGGCTGCTTTGCAGTGTTGAGTCCGATAAACCAGATGGCGTGTGCGAGGGGCACGAGCGATTTCTGATTTCGAGAGTTCTTTCAGTTGAGGAAGGCGACACCGCCTGCACGCTGGCTGAACTGAACGAGCATTATCCCGCCACGCTGAAGAAGCGGCACGGGATCAACTGACATGGCGACCACAAAACAGCAGAAGCTCGACAGCCTGGCGACCAGCCCGGCGACTGGACAGTTCCACGTCGAACCGCTGCCCAAGCTGTCCGAGATGGCGATGGGCTACGGGTTCAAGCGCGGGAACGAGATGTGGGACGAGGCAATGGAACGCTGGCGGGTGAATCTTGAAAAGGCGGTCAACAAAATCCTTAGCGAGCGGGACGCCTCGACTTGAAAACATTCTTCATCACCGGCCTGCCGCGCAGCCGCACCGCATGGCTCGCCAACTTCTTGACGCACGGGGATGTCTCGTTCTGCTTCCACGACGGTTTGAGGTTCGGAGGTCCTGAAGGATTGCTCCGAAAAATGGTGGAAGCGAGGCCCGCGTCTGGATTTGTCGGCGACTCAGACAGCGCGTTGCTCTTGTTTTACGAGCAGATCGAATCGCTTTTTCCGCTCTCTCCGTGGGTGGTTATTCACCGGCCAGTTGACGAAGCGGTGCGAAGTTTCATGGCGTCCATCCCCGCATCCTATTATCCAGAAGTTGCAGATGGTGCACGGGTGTCTCGCGATTTCGATTATCTGTCACGCAAGATGGATGCGCTCGAACGTCTCATAGACGATCAGCGGTTGCTGCGAGTAAACTACGATGATCTTCAGCACGAGCGGACGGCGCGTTCGATTTGGGATCATTCATGGATTCCGCACACGTTTCCTATCGCCCGCTGGCAAATGCTGGATGCGTTGCGAGTCACGATGATCGCCGAAAAATCCATGCCGGACGCCGGCTTGCTGAAGGCCGCGGCTGAGATCGCGCTTGACTATCCTGCCGCAGAAGGGCATAGCGAAGCCGTGAAAACACATCACGCCAACCTTCTTCCCGCAGGAGTTCGCTAATGGCCGCCGCCGCAGGTGCCATCATTGGGGCCGGGCTGGGCGTGGCCGAGCCGTTGGTCGGCAGCGGCAAGAACCGCGTCGTCCGTCTGGATCGCTACCCGGAAATTACGGATCAGCGGTTGCCGGATTTGTTCAAGGATTACGACGCTTCCAGAACCTCTGGCAAGGATGCGTTCGACGAATGGCTGAAATCTTGGACCGCCGATATTGGCAGCGCGAACGCCTTGGCAACCCAAGAAAGAGGCGGCTGGGATCGCTACTGGAATTTGGGCGGTACCGGCCTTCTGCCGGAACAGCAAGACTGGCTGACGCGCTTCGGCGGGGCAACGCGCACAGCGACCGACCTTGGCAATGCCTACGCGCTGCGAAACCAGAATCTTGATCGCATTGGAGGTGGGGGAGGGGGCAATAGTTGGGCCATGCGCGCATTGGCTGGGGACGCCGCCGGGCGCGAAAGCCAAATGTTGCTGGCGCTGCTTTCCCAAGAGCAGGCGATGCGCGACAGAAACGAGGCGACCAAACTCGCCAGCGGAGGCATCCGACAGGCAATCCAAGACGCCCTGACGAACCGGGCTTACATGCCGACCGATCGTCTGCGGGCAGACTACGGTTGGGACACGAGCGCATTGGCAAGCCTCATTCCAATTTTGCAGGCCAGCACGATCACCGGCATCAAGCATACGCCGAGCGGCGGACAGAAAGCGATTGCGGCCATCCGCGGTGGGCTGAGCGGCGCCATGGGCGGCGCCATGGGAAACTTCGGCGGCGGTGGGGGTGGTGGAGGCGGAAGCGGTGCGAGTGCCGGCCAATCCTCGATCAACTGGCTTGGCGCTGGAACCGGCCCTGGCGGTGGAGGCGGCGGATGGGGCGGCGGTGCGCCGAATCAATATGGCCAAGGGCTGTCGAACATCGCCCAATCGTTCGGCTCGATCTACGGGGCGCTGGCTGGCCGGCCGACAACCGCGAGCGCCGCGCCTTACGCGCCCGATTGGGGATTCTACAATTCGATCAACCAGCCTCCGGCTGCCAGCGGCGGCGGGTGGTCTTTCCCGGCGTTGGGGAACACTTGGGGATCCATCGCCGGAATTTGAGCCATGCCATCGGTCCTTTACGCCAACGACTTCGGCCAACTAGGCGGGCTGATGCAGAACGAGGTTGCCCGCGAAGCAACGCTCGCGGAAGCGGATCGTCGCGCGCGCCAGCAGCAGGCTCAATTTGAAGCGGCGCAACGGGCGGCAGCGATTCAAAATCTCCAAACGCTCGCACTGCACAACGCGCAACTAAAAGCCTTAGAGGCCCAGCACGCCGATACGCTGCGATTGCAAGAGCGCGGGCTGAAGCTCGACGAGGATTACCGCAAGTGGCTGATGCAACAGCCGTCCAAAGACACGGCGAAGGTGGACGCTCAAGCGGAGAACTTCGCGCTGCAAAAGCTCGTCACCGATGTCAACACCGACGGCTCGCTCGACACGGAAAGCGACGCCTTCAAAAAGGCGCATCCGTTGGTGCAGCAAACTCTTTTGGCCGCCGCGGCTGAGAAGCAGAAGGAAATCAAACCGCGACTGGACCGGAGGCTTGCCGCGCTGAACGTCGCGAACCAGGTTGCCCGCATGGAGCAGGTCGCCGCCGGCATCGAGGCGACTCCAAAGCCGTCGGTTGGACTCGGAGAAGGTGACGACGAGACGCCAACGACGCCACACCGCGGATTGAACTTTCGAGTGCCCGACTGGCTTGGCGGCGCGAAGTCGAACGACCCGAAAGCCATCGCACAGGACCTCAAGACCAAGGCGACTGAGTTGCGCGCGAAAAACGCTAAGTTGTTGGAGGAAGCGGGCCTTACCCAAGACCCCAAGACGAAGCACTTCACGACGCAGTTCCCGGACTGGTACAAGGAAGTCGTCGGGCGTCAACTGCGCATGGCCGCGCCGCCGACGGCGGGCACGAACATGCCGACGATGCCCGTGCGTGTGCGCCTGAGCGATGGACGCATCCTCCGCACCACGAGCGACAAGCTTCCGGCGGTCGCCACGCGCGATCCAAACGCAGTCCTGTTGCAGTAACCGCGAAGTGATTTCTTGCCTTCCCGCTTGAACTGGTGCTAAGTCTGTCCACATGGCGCAAGCGCCCACTGATGTCAGCGACCTCGGAGTAATCGAGAAACGAAGTCCACTCCCGGACTTTTCAGACCTCGGCGTGATCGAACCTGTGGCGCAAGGCGCACCGGATTTTTCCGACTTGGGGGAACTTGAGCCGCGCCGCATCGAACCTCCCGCCGATCTGAGCGGAGTCAAAGACGCCCGCGCTCCGATCTTCTTAGGCCGAGACTATCAGGTGGTCGAACCCTATCGCGACCCGAACGCGGCGCTGCGGGCAGATACCACCGGGCCGGTCGGTCGCACCCTGCGATTCATCGGCCAGAAGCTCGAACCGATCACGCCGAAGCGAACAGCCTTTCCGTTCCTGAACGCGGCGGACCTGGCGGCGGGAGATTTCCGTCACATGCTGGGCGACTACGACCCGGAGACAGGCGAAGTCAGCAACTCGCAGTTTCTACCAGACGCGCCCGCGCCGACGTGGGCCAAGGTTGCGACCGGGGCAGAACGCGGAGTTGCCCAAGTTGCCGGCGCGGCCATGCCGTGGGTGATTGCCGGCCCGCTAGTTGGCGGCGCCACTCGCCTCCCACTCGCCGCCCGCACGGTGTCAGCGGTGTTTGCCGCCGACATGATCCGGCAGTTGCCAGATCAGGTACAGGTGTTCCTGGATGCCGTGGACAAGGGTGACACGCAAACGGCGGTTCAGGCGGGCGTAGGCGGTTCAGCGGGCGCGCTTCTCGCCTCGCTCGCGCTTTACCATGCGGTAGCTCCGACCAAGGTTCCACGATTGGACGCGCTCGGGAATCCAATCATTGACCCCGCCACAGGAGAACCAGCATTTGACACCCGAGGCATCGCGCAGGAGTCACCCGCCATCCGCGCTTTGCTGACGCGGAAGATTACCACCGAATACACGCCGGAACAGATCAAGGAGGTTTATTCGCGTGTGAACCTCGGTCAGGCGAATCCCGCCGAGCAGGAACTCGTGCGGTTCATCAACAGCGCGTTGGAGCGTCCGGGCGAGGCCGTGCGCAAAGGCGCGACAGTCACGGAAGCGTTTCCGCGAATCGAAAATGAATTCTGGCGGAAATTTCTCGGTCTGAAAGAAGGCGAGCGCACGGTCACAATCGCGGGTGAGAAACCCGCACAACCCACAGGAGGCCCAAGTGCCGTTAATCCAGTCAGCGAGTCCGGCGGCGTTCAAAGCGAATCTGCACGAACTCTCCAAATCGGGAAAGAGAACGAACAAACAAAACCTCGCGATCGCGTTCCGAGTCCAGCGGGGCAACCGCCCGAAAGGCCGAACGCTCCGGCTCAAGCCGCGCAAGCGCCTGTCAGCCTGACGCGCGATGCGGCAATCAAGGAACTCAGACTTGAGGGCGTAACACAAGCCGATGCCGAAGCGTTGGTTGACGGAAAGAAAACCGTCAAGGATGTCGTCGAAGGCAATTTCAAAATCACGCCATCTCGCGTTGTCGGAGAGGAGCAGGGCCACGATGAAGCCTTTGTTGAGGGATACAACCAAGCGATCGAACGGCTTTCAAACATAGTTCGGAAATCCAAACCAGCCCTTCCCTCAAGTGCGACCAAGGAGACGCCTCCGGCGGCGGAACCAATAAAAACGACTCCGCCGCCGCCCGTCAAACCACCCGGGGACGCGATCGAATCCCGCTCGCCAGAGGATCAGGCCCGCAGTGCAGAAGCCGGGAAGGACATGGTTCGTCTTGGGCAGCTTGAAGGTTTGGAGTCAGCTGGGATGTTGACGACCTCGAAGCGATCCGAATTGGAAGCTTTGAGAGCAAAGATTAAGGCCGCACCCAAGCCAACTACTAATCCAGAACTAAAACCGGAAGAATTAGTTTCTGAGCCTGCCGCTCCCGAAGTGAAGCCCGCCGAACCGCCTGTAGTGGCCGGCGGTACTCCGCCGGTCGCTCCAACTCCAACGGAAGAATCAATTCTCGCTCCACGTTCAGAGCAAATTCAGTCCGCACCAGCCGAACACGTAAGAGCTTTCGAGGAACTTCGGAACATCACGATTGACTTCAACAACAAAAAGCTATCTCGCAAGAAAAGAGATGCGCTGATACCGAGAGCGCAAGAACTTCGCAGCGAGCTTTCACGCGCCGGATACACTCCAGACCAAATCAAAGATGTCGAAATGGGAAAGCGCGGTGTTCCACTCCCAGAATCCGCTCCCGCCGCTCCCGCGCAAGCTCCGGCGAAACCCGAACCACTCGACACGCTCGGCAATCCTGAATCATTCTACGCCACGAAGTCGCTCATGGGCGCGCAGATGCGGCGCAGTCCGAAGCTCGCGGCGGCGATGAAGTTCTACGGCGTCAAGACCGTGAAGGATTTGAACCGTCTGGCGACGCGGCGGTTTGCGGAGATGCGCGAGCGTGAGGCGGTTAAAGAAACCAGCGAATCGCACACGCAGGTTAAACCGACTCCCCTTAACCAGAATGTGCAAACCGGCGAGAATCTTAACCAGCCATTCGTTGCGGAGATTCTCCAAGCCGTAGCCGCAGACCCGTATGCGCTGACGAAGAACATCACGCGCAATCAGCAGGACGAAGGCTATACGGATCGCTTGCGCTTCAAGTCTGGTTCTCAGGAATACATCGCCTTGCTCCGACCCGAGAAGCGCAACACAGGTTCGCGGGCGATGTTCAATCATCCAGAGCAACTGGACGTGTTTCATTCGTCGGACACAGCGATGACTCGAAGGCTGGCGAGAATTGATTTCTCAGAGATTAGCAAGCCGGCGATTGCAGAGGTCTTGCCGGCCCCGCCAGTTGTAAAGGAATCGCTTACAACTGCTGCTCCCGTAGCCGAACCAGAGCCGAAGCCAGCCGTTCCGAAACCGCAAGCGCCGCCTCCGCCGCCGAAGAAACCAACGGAAGCGCCGCCGGTCGCGCCGGTGGAGGAACGCAGTGAGACGCTCGCGGACAGGATGCGCGGTCAACGCTCCGCGACAATCGGAACGGTGACGAGCGATGCTGGAGTGTTCAGCATGTCGGTGCGGCCTGATAATTCTGCCGGAGGATTGTCAGTCGTGCTTTCCAACAAGGAAGGCTCGCAATCCATTCGGATGAATTACCGCTACGACATGACGCTGGCGGACCTGCGGAAATCCTTTCAGGAATACCTCAACATTGACAACCCAGGAAAGTTCACCGTTGAGATTTCCCAGCCGAAGCCTGCGCCGACAGAGGCGGCACCGCTAACGCTCAAACAGGAGTGGAAGCGCCAACTCAAAGAGAAGAAGTCCATCCGCTACAAGACGGCCACCGATGAAAAAGCCATTGAGCGATTGAAGGCCAAGATCGCCAACGATCCGTCGAAATGGTCGGCGGGCGACGGCGTTGGCTACCGCGTCAACTCCGGGCGCGGCACGCAGGTCAACCGCGGCTTCCGCATCGTGGACGCGGATCGTGATGCTGAGACGGTCACGGTGCGGCAAGTGGCCGACACGGGACTGACTTCGAGTGGCGGCAATTACGACACCATCCGCGACCAAGTGATTGACATGGTGGACTTGGTTCGGGACAACAAATACACGCTCCAGCCAAGTGCTGCGCCGGCCATTGCGCCAGCAGTGGAGGAAAAGTCTCGCGAGCAACTGATACGCGAAGAAATCGAACGCGCCATTCCCGCGCTGGAGGATCAACTCGCCGACATCAAGCGACGACGCAAAGAGGTTCGCGCTCAGTTCAAAGGCCAGAAGCCAATCTCGACGTTTAACCGCACGACGCCGCGCATTGCTCGCGGCCAGGAGTTCCAGCGTGCGCTCGACAATCTGGACATGGAGGAAAGCGGCGCGGCGAGAGGGCTTGAGCAATACCGGAAGCGGCTTGCTGAAATCCAGACCGCAGAGAGTGCGGCAAAAGGATATTCGATAGGCGAGCCAATCATCGTCGAACGCAGTTATGGCGTTGATGCAACTGTTCACAAATGGCCCGGCAATAAAGTGACCATCACAGCACGGCCAGATTTGGACGTTTCCGTTTACAAAGCAAAGTCAGGGTGGATCGTAAACGCCAACGGAATATCGGTTGGAAAATCCCGCAAAGGCGTTGGCTCAATCGGATTCGATACTCCGCAAGAGGCCGTTGAGAACTATCTGGCAACTCTCAATAAAACGCCCGAAGTAAAAGCCGCAACTTCCCCAAATGCGGATATGGCTGGCGGGGAATACGCCGTTGATTTTGAGTCGGCATCTGGCGACCGAATCAAATTGGTGGTTTCCTCTGAGAAATATGCCGACCTCTCGGATGAAGCGAAGGAGATGGTTGATCGGGCCTACAAAACGACGTTGGAATTCAACGAAAAAGATTTCATCAAGTGGGAAAAGATCAAGCAGGGAAAATCTAAAGTCACGGTCACTGAGCGCATTGAAGGCAGCGGTAAATCCAGGCAGAGCGTGACGCTGGACAGCCCCGAAGTGGAGTTTGGAAGTTGGGCGAAGCGCACGGACCTTCACGACGCAAAGTTCAATCCAAAAGGTGAGGCGTTGCGCGACAAGCTGTTCTCGGAACGCGAGGCGGAAGCAAAATCAAAGGCTGACAAAGAAGCCGCCGACCGCGCGGAATATGAGCGAAAGGCGAAAGAGTTCAGAGACTACTCTGAAACTGTTTCCCAAACGCCCCTTCCCGCAGGAAAGAAAACAACTTTGGAAATTACCAGCAAGGAAGGCGTTAAGTCTCAACTCGAAGGCACTCGTTACGGAGACTGGTTCATTCACAAGGTTGGACCAGTCGGTCACGGTCGCTACGCTGACCCAGTTGTTTACAAGGTGAGCCATGTTGCTTCGGGTTTGGGAGTTTCAGATAAGGGACTGCCAACGCTTGAGAATGCAAAAAATTACGTTCGTGCTCTGATTCACGCGAACGTCAGGGCGGACTTTAAGCAAGCGTCCGATCTTTCCAAAGAAGAACACAAGGCGATTTCCGAAGTCGCGCGGGCTTGGGTTGGCGGCGGTGATGTGCCGTCGTATTTCAAACCCGCCCCGCCAACCACTCTGCCGCTCGAAGGCTGGGACACCACCGGCCCCGGGGAAGATCAGGCCGACACGCGCTACGAGGACCTGCTGCGCTCGGGCACGGACGCCGCTACGATGCTGGACGCGATGGAGGCCAACGCGGAGAACGGGTTCGAGTACGCTCTGATTCAAAAGCTCAAGTCGCTCGGGTTGAAAACGACCGTCCGCATGGGCGCGGTCAACGAATCGCCAAGCCCGACCACGACCGGCTACTACGGTTCCGACAAGGATGAAATTCTCGTGTTCGAGCGCGCGACGAACCGGCAGAAAGTCCTGCTCCATGAATTTGTCCACGCCGCGACCGCGCAAGCCGTGGCCGACAGCCCGGCGTTCCGACTCGAACTCGAAGCCATGCTCCAAGAGGCCCGTGCGGCGATTGGCACATCCAGCTACGGCACGCGCAATGTGTATGAGTTTCTGGCCGAGGCGTTCAGCAATCCGGGCTTCCAAGAGCGGCTGGACAGCATCGGCGGCAAGCAAAGCCTCTGGCAACGCTTCCTCGCTTGGCTGCGGCGCATCTTCGGGATCAAGGACAAGGACGCCAGCCTGCTCGAACGGGTCATTCGCCGCAGCGCCGCCGAGTTCCGCGCGCCACGCAACACGCTGGTCGCCAGCAATGCCGTCACGACGCTGCAACCCGGATTGGTTCGCATCGGCGGAGCAAAGCAATTCCCAGCCGTCACCGCCTACCACGGCACGCCGCATGAGGTGGACCAGTTCACGACCGCCAAGATCGGCACGGGCGAAGGCGCGCAAGTCTATGGATGGGGGCTTTACTTTGCGGAGAATCCAGAGGTGGGCCGCTATTACAAAAAAGGTTACGGCAACATGGAAGTGGACGGGAAATATATCGCTGTGCCTTTGTATGCTGATTTGGAGTCGGGCAAGGTCAAACCAACACCAGAAATCTACGCAGCTAAAGCGGTGCATAGTTCTGGCGCGTCAGCGATTCACGACTTGGAAAGTTCACACGACACATTTCCAGACCGAGTGGCAGCAGCGGGCGCGATAAAGCTCATCAATGAGGGCCGAGTAAAACCAGCAGAGGGCAACGAATACACCGTCACGCTGAACGCCGAGCCAGACGAATTGCTCGACTGGGACAAGCCTGTTCAGCAACAGAGTGAGAAAATACAAAACTTTGTCCTAGACACCCTCGCGCGCAGGGATGTTAATTTTTGGAACCAGAATCCGACTGGAGCGGAACTCTACCGCCGCCTGCAAGGTGAGTTTCGATATGGCGACGATCCAAGAGTAGGGCCTCGCGAAGCCTCCGAGGAATTGCGAAGTCTTGGTATCAAGGGCATCCGGTACGCCGACCAGGGCAGCCGCAATATCAATGTTATTAAGGGAAGTGGTGGAAAATACCCGCAGGATTATTGGCTCGCTCAGGATACTCGGGACTATGCCACGCCGGCCAAGGTGTTCTTTTCCGAATCAGAAGCGGAAGCTTGGGCCGCCAGCCAGCGCACCTACAACTACGTCATCTTCGACGACAAGGACATCACGATCACCCATCGCAATGGCCAGCAGGTCACGCCGAGCGAAATGGCCGGGGCGCAGGGCGGCCAAACGATCTTCCCGATGGAGGAAGCTGTCCCTGAAGGCGGGCGTCCGGTCGTCAATGGCGAGGAACTGGCCGGCGACGAGCATGTTCAGATCGCCGGCGTGGATTACACGATTCTCGGCAAGGAAAAGATCACGCCCGCGCAACTGGCCGCCGCGGCGGAACGGACGCGCGAGTTGTTCCAGAAGGACCTCAAACTGCCGGGCGTGCCCGACCGCTCGTACGGCAAGAAGCAGGGCGCGACAGACACGAACGTTGTGTTCCGCATCGTGCCGGACGGCCAGAACCACGACGAGGCTGGCCAACGCCTGATCGAGCATTTCACCGAACAGGTGAAACAGCAGTTCCAGCCGGGCGGTGATCCAGCCTACGTCTCTCAACTCGCCAACGCGATCAAGAAGAACTTCGTGCTCGGCAACTGGAACGGTGTGCTGAGCGAGTCGGTGATGAACGATTTGGTGGAGCGCGCGGCAGCCGATGCGTCGTTCAAGGGCCAGTTGCTCCGCGCGCAGACCGGCATCCAAGAGGATGTCCAGACCGTCGCCCGCAATGCCCCGTTCTTCCTCCGGCGCATTTACTCCGAGCGATTCGGCGGCGAGAACGTCAACGCCGTACTCGAGAAGCTGCTGACGCAGTTCCGGGATTTGCTGACGGACCAAGAGATTGCGGACGCCATGAACGGCGCCCCGGCGCTGGCCAAGGCGTTGAACAAGGTCACGGGCAACCGTGCGGCGGAAATCCTGAGGCGCATCTTCGCGTCACCATTCGACAGCCAGAAGCAGGTGCGGCAAAAGCTGGTGACGATCCTTCAGGACGAACTCAAGGTGTCCAGGGCTGAGGCGAAAGCGATCGGCGATCTGTTCGATGACGCTTTCACGACGATGTTCAACCGCATCGCGCAAGCCTCGCTGGCGATGATCGAGAAGGCGATGACCGCCCGGGACCGTCAAGTGCTTGGGTTTGGCCGTCGGCGCGGCATCTGGCAGCGCATCAAGGATGCGGTCAACAAAGGCAACTTCAACGCCGCGTACGTCCTGCAACGCCAAGCGGACAGCCAGCGGTGGAACATCCCGACCGAGGCGGACCTCGCCAAGGTGCGGGCGATGGCGGAGGAAATTGATCGGCTGCTCCAGATACCCGAGCGGCGCGTCCGTGAGATTGGCGACAACCCGGCGGAACTTGAACGCGAGCGCGTGCGCCAGCGCGACGCCACGAGCGAGATGCGCGTCGAACTCAAGCGCAAGATCGAGTCCTACTGGTCGAGGTGGACACTGCCGCTGACACCGCGCAACCCGAAAGGCCGGGCCAACATCGTTTCGGCGATTTACGAGCACACGGCGGCGGTCCTGCTGCTAAAGCCCGGCTTCATCACCCGGCAGACGATTGATGTCTCTAACAACGCGCTGTTGCACATCCCATTCCGGGCGCTCGGTCATGCAATCGTGCTGCATGGAGGATTCAAAGCTAACGCGACGAACAAAGAGTTTTGGGATGACGCCAACTCATTGTTCAAGCAGGCGGCGAGGGTTCAGATTCAGGCTTTACCGGCAGCACTGCGCGAGTTCAAAGAGGCGCTGAAGGGCACGGCGGAGATCAAGAACGTGGATCGCCTGCTCTCTGGCATTGCCTTGTTCGAGCGCGTCCAGATGAAGGCGGACGAATTGCAGGCGGCTGGCAATACCGGGCAGGCGTTCCTGCTCCGCGCCTACGGGCTGGTGCGTTTCTCCTACCGCTTCGCCTCGGCGCTGGACAACTTGCAGGGCGTCCCGCAAGAGTGGCAGGAGATACGCTCCCAAGCCTATCGCTTCTTCCGAGAGAACGGAATGTCCATCGCTGAGGCTAAGACGGCGGCGGACAGGATAGTCCCGGACCTCCGCAGTGAATTTCTGAAGGCCCTTCCAGAATCGAAGCGAATCTTGGAAGCGGGGTTGGAGCCATACGGCAGGACGCCAACCATAGCGCAGATCGAGGCTGGCGCGTTCCATATCGTCAAAGGCATGGCGTATCTGCGAATGCAAGAGGCTGGTATGCCGGCGGACGACTTCGAGAGCCGCAACCGCCTCATGCGCTCGACGAACGCGTGGAACGAGTCAATGGCGGGCGTGGCGTCGCTTGGAGGAGTCGTCTCCACAGGGATGAAGAAGCTTGGCGAGGTTGGTCAAGCTGTTCCAGTTCCGCTCGGGCTTATGTTCGGCGCGTTTGGCAGGTTTGGTAATGCCATAGGCACAGGCATTGACCGGGCGCTGACCATGACGCCGATGGGCATGGTCCCCGCCGCGTTCGGCGTGCGCGATGAATACATTGACGCGGAGACAGGACTCTCCAGCAAAGGCTCACCGTGGTTCCGCACGGCTGAGGACCGGGCTACCCGCAGCGTGGAGTCGGCGGTGTTCAGCACGCTTGGCGCGTTGTTCATCGCGCTCGTGTTGGCCGGCTACATCGTCGTCCGCAACCGCTGGCCGAAGGATCCAAAGAAGCGCGACGAGTGGGAGCGAAACGGGTGGAAGCCGGGCACGGTCGCCATCCAAGTCGGCGACGGCAAGGAGATCCCGGTTTCGATGACCGTCGGGCCATTTGCTCCGCTCCGTCCGTATTTCGCCGCAGCCGGGTCGTTGCGCGATTCGCTGGACCGGAAGGCAGAGCAGCAGGCGGCGCTCGACGCCAAGGCGGCAAAGTTCGGGCTAACCCCCGGCAAAGCCAAGGGCCTCGGTCTGGCCGACGCGATGGCGCTGGCGGTGGAGACTGGCTGGGCGTCCATCATGGGCGGACGGACGGCGAGCGGGTTGATCGGCTCGATCACCGACTACGGGACGCCCAATGCGGCCAAGAGCGTCTCGGCCGCCATCAGCCCTTACGTGCCTGGCTTGCCCGCCATTCAGGAAATCAGCCGCATGGCCGGGGTGATGCTCGACCAGAACAGCGCGACGGTCGCGGATTTCCTTGTCCCACTGCCGTCCAGCCCGCACGCCAAGGTCAACGTGTTGGGCGACCCTGCGGGCACGCCGCACGATTTGCAGCGGATTGTTCAGGTTTTGACCGGCGGGACGTTCCCCGGCATCACCGAGAACGATGCCGGGAAGGCAAATTCCGCCTACGCCGCCTTGTTCGGCAGCGGCTACCGCCCGCCGGCAGTCAGTCCAAATCAGGGCTATCCGATCGGCGGCGAGTTCCGCCCGATGACGCCGACCGAACTCGAAGCCTACACCGTTGCCCGAGGGCAGGCGCTCAAAGAGGAGCTTTCGGGCGTCAACGTCGAAGGCTTGCCTGAAAATGAGGCACGGAAGGTCGTTCAGGCGGCCTACCAGCGTGCCAACCGGACGGCCTTGGCCTCCGTGGGCGTCAGTGTGCCCGCCAGCGCGGCGCGCGCGGCGACGGGTGTTGGCGCGTCCGGAGCGCAAACGCTCGCTGGCGGCCCTGTGGCGACTCGGGGATTGGCCGTTCCGCGTGGAACGTCCCGATTAGGCCCGGCGCGTGGCAACGCGACCTTGCGTTTTGCACGAACTCCGTCCAAAGGATTGCGTTTGCCGTCCCGTAGGGGTTCGCTCCGACTTGGGTTCAGGAAAGGCCCGACGGTGCGGCGGCGGGGCACGTTGCGGCTACCGTCGAGATCGTCGGGTGGGTCATTGAGGCTGCGGAGGCCAAGTCTAAGGCTTGTGTGATTCTGCCCGCCTGAAGAATGCCTCGCGAACGGCATCGAACTGCTGCGCGGTGATCTTCCTGATCTTGTTGCGAGGTTCAATCCCGGTCGTCACCCAGCACTCGCCCGTGTCCGAGAACCGCGTCACGCATTCGTGCCTGGCCACACCATCAATGCAATCGGAAACGCACTCGTAGGTTATAGCCGCGCAACGGGTCTGAATCCAGAACGGAACTTTGGAAAGATCAGGCGAGGAGGCTGGCTGGTCCTTCAGTTGAACCATCCCGAACAGCGTGCGGATTTCCGCAGCGAGGTCATGTCTCCAGCTACCGACGGCTTTAGGATCGCAGTCCTCCAGCAGATCAACCAGCCATTCAGCTTCATTGCGCGTCAGTTCCAACGCTCTCATAGCTGAATCATCCCGCCGGCGTCCAGGACCTCGCGCATCTTGTCCCACTTCGCCAGCGCGTCGGTGCGGATCTTCAGGTGAGCAACCTCCTTAACCGTCCGCTCCCGCCCCTCTCGAATGGCCTCCATGATGAACTCGGGCGTCTTGTCTCCCACCAGCACCTTGTTCTTGAACTCCATGTAGATGCGGAAGCAGCGTTCCATTGCAACGCTGACCGGATCGGCGACCAGCGGCGCGGGCTTGCCGTTGGTCATCATCGCCCGCATCTGGCGCAGCGTCTCGGGTTCGGTGTCGGACTTGCGGTATTTGCTCATGCTTCGATCAGTTCAGGCTTTCGCTCCGACACAGATTGGCGGGTTGGGCCATCGCAGTAAAGCGCGGCATCGCATGGCGCCGGTCGCTGGTCGCAATGGGTCATCACCAGCTTCCACGGATTTCTGCCGGCGTCGCCAGCGCACCGCTCGCGAAGCTTTACCGAATCCAATGCAGCAAAGCGCAATGCACCTTGAAAGCGGTTCTTGTGGTTGGTTTCGTCGGCGAAGGACAGCGCGGAATCCTCTCTTGGCAGTGGCCCGGCGCCGTGGCGGGTCAGGTAGCTCCGGGAGACGTACCAGATTTCCTTCTGCGTGATGCCAGCTTGGGCGCACAACGCCTCGACGTTCTTCATCCCCGTATGCGAGTGGCTGACGTGGGGGAAGAACTCCTTGTTGTCTTGATCCAGCAGCAATCCCTGTGCTCCCTCGAAAACCGGGTCTTTGCACTGACCGATGCCGAGCGGATTGACGAACTGCGCGAAGTCTTGGCAGCATTCGATGAACGCCGCGATGCCATCGGGCGACTCGATAGCCGCGCCACACCGGTAGCGCGCGTACGTCCCGCAGATTTCCGCAAGCTGCGACTCCAGCCGCGTACCGCCGTTCCACAGGTCGGCCATCGTGATCTTGAGTTCGGGAATTTTCGAGCGGCAAACGGTTTCGTGGCCGCCGACTCCGCAACTGCCGTGCCTCTTGTCCCCTCTTGCCAGTTCCTTCGCTTGGTTGATGAGCATGTCGGCGAACGTAGTCACCAGACACTCCGGGTGGGCGTAAACTTCAGGATGAAACCCGAGTTCGATCAACTGCCTACGTTCCTCCGCAAACAGAATCGGGTTGCAGATGAAGAACTGCGATAGGAAAGTCGGCACGCCGCAGAACGTGCCGCTGCCGATGTGCCGGAACACATGCCGCTCGACTTCTGGCGTGACGACCGTATGGCCGGCCTGGGCGCCGCTGTTGAAGCGGACGACCATGCCGGCTCCTTGCGAGCATAGCCAATCGGTGACGAGGCCCTTCCCCTCGTCACCGAAATTGGCGCCAATGACAACGCGAGCGATCATGCCGATGCGTCGGTAAGTGCCAGTCTCGGCGTCCGGCTGCGCGGCAACGACTTTACAGCGTCGTAAACCGTTGCGCCCCACTTCGCGGTGACAGCCTTTGCGTCACGTCCTTCCACAACCTCGATGGTGCTCACAATGGTTTCCGCCAGCTTCTTGTGGTCGGCCAGTTGAATGACTCGCTGGCCGAGCAGCTTCGTCCAACTGTCCACCACGCGATTCAAATACGAGCGGGCGTGATCGCCTTCCTTGATGACGATGTGAAACACGTCGTACTTGCGCTGGGCGTCCGCCAGCATCTCGGCTGTCGAAACCTCGCGCTCCGGCTTGTCTCCGATGAATTGCTTGATCTGGTCAGCGGTCAAATCATTCGGCGCTTCCTCGTCTCCTACCGTGAACAAGTAGCCGCGCTTGCCTCGCTTGACGATGCTGTCGTGCTCGGTGTGGTTGGCCGCGAAGTACCACGGCAGGTTGTAGGACTCAAAGCAGTTCCCGCCGCCGCCGTGTTCCAGGAAGATTTGCGTCAGTTGCTCGACGATGCGATTGTCCGCCTCGAACTGCGAAACCTGCAAAGGCGCTTGGTCGCAGTTAGCATCCCCGACCGCCATGAACATCAAGTGCGGGTCGGTGATCGGTTTGCGGTCGAGGATTTCTTGGAACAGCGTGCCCAGCCCTTCGCGGGCCAGCACGTCGGCGATGATCCCCATGCTCCCAGTCACGTCAATGGCGACGATGACCGGAGTGGACTCCGGGTTGTCCGCGCTGTCGCGAGACTCCCGCAGCTTGACGCCTTTCGGGTCGAGGTTCTTGTTGATGGAGCGCGACGAGTAAATTTCGTCAGTCGCTTTTCCGGCCGTGGTTGCGGCATAAGCGCGATAGGCGCTTGGATTGAATGTTCCTGATCCCATAGGTTTTGGTCTTTCTTTTTGTGGTTGTGGTTTTGGTTTACTGTCGTTGAAATTATTTCGGGTTGTAGATCATCCTGTCACCTACCAGATCGAAGTTGCCAACTCGCGCCGTCCGCTGCCGGGCCTTGCGATCCATTAGAGCCTTCCTCGCCGTCCGATACTCCGCGCTGTAAAAGCCCAACCGCTCGTACCGCGCAATCTTCTTGTCTGTCAGCTTGCCGCGGCGCATGAACAGCGATTCGCGCCACGCCGAGCGCACGGGCACAAAGCCGTCGCCGTGCTCATGGTCGAATCGGGCGTTGCTCTGCTCGATGTCAGGGATGGGGAAGTCGTCGGTCACTGCTTTCTCTTTCTCGACGCCCATAGGCTTATGATTGCGACAAACAGAATCATCAGTATCGCTTCATGCACTTGCATCCTGCGGTTGTAATCGTGCAGGATGTCACACAAAATATCGGCGCTTTCTTGGTTCATCGCGTCCTCAGCCGGTAGAACTCCGCCGCGTTGGTGGGCTGGTCGAAGCTGACGACGTTCGTTCCCGGTAGGGCAATCGAAAGCGTCCAGTCCTTCCAAGTGTTCGTGCCGAGTTGCACCTGGACGATGATTTCCTCAGACACCGGATCGGTGTAAGTGAGCTTCACGCGCGGCTGGCCGTGTTGGCCGGCCACGATGGCAATGGCGATTATCAGGAGGTTGGTTCGGATCATGGCGTTCTTTCTTTTGGTTGTTTGTTGGTGGTCAAATCATTTGTCCGCATGATGGTGAAATGCGCGCTGAGGTAGTTGGTCATCATCCCAGCCAGCCGTCTCCACGAGATTCGCCAGCAGGCATTTGGGGCAGCACAGTTCGGCGTCCTTTAGATGCGGGTCGCATTCCACGACATTTCCGGCTTGGACTCGTGACGCCGACGTGTCAGACCAGTCGCCAGCCCAGCCGCATCCTTTTGTCTGACAGATGATCTGGTGGCGCATTGGTTTGGTCATTTTGGTGTTTGGTTGAGGTTTTAGTTCAGTCAATCGGGCTATGCCTGTGTCGAGGAAAGCGGCTTCTCCAAGACCTCCCGCCCCTTCGCCGTCAGCCGGAAGTATGGATCTGGCACGAACGACTTGCGCCCTGCGTATTCCATCAATCCTTGATAAACGAGTTCCTGCATGAGCGGACTGTCGCCGCAGTAAAGCCCGCCAGCGGCACGCTTGAGCGTGTGGTCCA